GAAACGAGCCGCATTCAGGGCAGGGGATGCCTTCTCTCCATCCCGGCTTATCAGCCATCGCTGTTACCTCCCTTCTGTGCATCCAGTAAGACGGATGGCACGCCAAGAGCGGCTCTAACAGCGACCGGAAAGTCAGGCACATCGATCGCACCGCGTAGAAGATCGAGCGCCAAGTCCTGCAGCTTCTCGTCGTCCAATATGGCCGCGCGGACGGCCTCTGCTTCCTCGTCGCACGGACGGGCGTGGTATGCGAGGAGCGCGTCTTGAAACGATTTCGGTTCAACCATGTTCCGGTCCTTTCACGCCAACGGCGGGTGCATGCGACGGCACCTTCACGCGCGCTCCGCTATAGGGATAATCCATGCGGCGAAGCAGCTTCACAGGCTTACCGCAGGTTGGGCACGTTGCCGTGCCGCGTTCGACAGTGCGGCCGGAGCCGGTGCATCGTTCAAAGGTCATCGCAGTCTCCTATCTAGCCCTGTTGCGCATTTCCCAGCTTGCATCCGGCACCCACTGGTAGCCGCCATCTTGGTACTTCGTGCCGGGTTTGCCGACGATCGGAAATCCAAGGTTCTGCAGCATCGCCATGTCGCGGTAGACCGTGCGCTTGCTGACGCCGAACTCCTTGACGATGTCGGCGCTGAACACGTGCTGGTGCCGGGCCATGATGAACATCAGCACGCGCAATGGGCGCTCGCGGGGCATGCAGGTCATTACCACAGCCCCACGGCGCAGAAGGCAAATACAGCCGCGATAAGAACGAGGAACGCACCCCACACCGCGAAGATGCCGGCACCAACCCGCGCGAGCGGGCACAGCGCCTCGCGCCACTCGTGCAGCGCGATGTTGAAAAACGCTACGCCGAGCGCGAGGAACAGGACCATGCTGATGGCTGCGGCTTGTGTTGGTGTCATGGCGATAAGACCTGTAAGTACGCTTCCAGTATGTTCAGTGATGCCTCATCGGACACCACGAACACGAACCCGCCGGCATCACTGACCTCCTGCATCGTTTGCTGCTGGCGCTTGGTCGGCTTGCCACCCGGGGCTTTAGTTTCAATTGTAATATATCTTCCGTTGAAGCAGCAAACGAAATCGAGTGTCGGAGACCCCATACCGTTCATTACCGGCATGTGGTAGTAAACCTTGAATTTGCGAAGCAGTCTTTTAACCTGCTCCTTAACTTTACCCTCAGGCGTCACGATATTCGACGTGTGTCGATGGGGGGTTATGGACGAATCGGGGCGGGGGATTTTTTGTGGTCAGCATCTCCAGCACCGCCTGCGAAAACTTATCCCACGACGTTTCGTCAAATCTAATAAGGGCCATGTCACTGGATACATCCCGCACGTCCCAGCCAGCCCCGTTAACGCCGTCACTGAAATGCTTCGCCATGCGCCCCCGCTCCTCGACGTCACTCCAGATCAGTGCCCAGTCGAACGGGTTGATGAATGGCCTATACCCGTGTATCTCCAGATGGGCGATCATCTCGTCGCGGTTCATGTTTCCGCCAGTCTCGCGTCAATCGCGTCAAGCAGCCTGTCAGTGAGTTCATCCCATGTGCATGGAATGTGGCCGCCGCGCCCCCACTCGGGGTCTAGCCTGATGACCCGCGCCCCCGCCATGGATCGCGACAACCCGAACCCAACTTGGAGTGCGTCGTTCCATATCCCGTGATATCGGCGTGCATCCTGCGGCCCGTCGCGCACTGGGCTCCAGCCGTGTATTTCCAGATCGGCAATGCGCTGCTCACGCGAGACGTACTCGGCCAGCATGATCACCCCCTCGGCCCGCGGCCGAAATACTCACACGTTTCGACGGCGCAGTGTTTCTTGCACAGGCCGCTGGGCTTGGGCGGGAACACGCCGCGATCGAACGCACGCTTGAAGTCCTGCAGCTTCGGGATCAGCGTGGCCCACAGCTCGTTGATCTGGTGGCGATAGAACGTCTCGATATCCACCGCACCCAGCTGCAGCCAGTGGTAGGCGACGTGACACACCTCGATCTGCGGATGGTGGTAGAACGTGAGCAGCGCGAAGATGATCAGCTGCTGCATATCCTTCTTACGGTTCTTGCCCGTCTTGTGGTCATCGACGTTGGCCACGACGCCCTGCAGATTGAGCACGTCGATGATGCCGCGAGCCCACACCTCGTCGCCAAGGAATGCGCAAGGGCGCAGGTTGATGTCCAGCGCATACTCCTGCTCCACCAGCGTGGTGCCGGGACGCTGGACGAACTTGTCAAGATATCCCTTGTACTGCACCATGTTGGCAGGAAGGTGACTACCTCCAAGCGGGCACTGGCCGGTCTTGCCCAGAATGCAGTTACGGATGTACGCCTCGGCTGCTTGGTGGAACTCGTCGCCCCACAGGGACGCTGGGTTCTTCTGGTCTTGGAAGTTGCGCAGCACCTTGATCTCTTCGTACTGGCGCGGGCACGTGTCGAAGTTCGCCAAGGAGCTGTGCGACCATGGGAGGGGGCGGGTCATCGTTTGTTTTCTAGTGTGTAAAGAATGCACTTGCCGATAGCGCCGAACTCCTCGAACCCCTGAATGCGTCGGGTCGCAGAAAGTGCGAGGGCTTCTGAGCCGTACTGGTCAATGCGAACAAACTGCGGGTCGCGGAATATTTCGAGTAGCTGGTCGTCACCTACATACGTCTGGATCACCCCGGGAGGCCTCTTGCGCTTGGCGTGCTCATATCGCACAAGCCCATGTAGCGCGAGGTGCGCCTCGAACGCTTCGGCGTCCATGGTGGAACTATTTTTTCTTCGGGTGGTTGGCTATCATGCCGCCGCTGGAGTTGCGCGGGAACGATCGGTTCGTGTGCGCCGACTCCACGCGCAGGTTCGACAGCTTCGTGGGGGCGCCGCCTTTTCCCAGCGGTGTCTTGTGATCCACGTCCTTGCCGTCGCCCTTGTGGACCATGCCCAGATGCATCAGCTCACGCCGGGCGCGGTTGCGCGCCGCGCGCTTGGGCTTCTCGCCGCGTGCATCGCTCGTGCGTTTTTCTTGGGCATAGTCACGCTTGTATCCGGGGGGGCTAGGCATGCTCGAACTCCTTGGGTATCTCAACAGTCAAACTGTAGCCGCAGCGCTTGACGATGTCGATGTGAAAGTTCGGGTCGACGAACCGGCTTCCGTCTTTTCTCTCACCAACGAAATGGTGAGACGCCTTATCGAACGAGATGACCAACAGCGGCGGCACCTTGGGATGTACCAGATACAGCCGCTGCCCGGTCACAGGTTGGCGCCTTGTGTTGCAGGCGCTGGCTCGCGCTTGACGATCTTGTAGCCGTACTTGTCCAGTTCTTCCTGCGCGATGCTGCGCTCGAAGGGCACGCCGGTTTGCCCCTTGAGCGTGGCGCGCATGGTGGTCCGATCCAGCTTGACGATCTCGAACGCAAGGCCCGGCGCCTTGGTCGACTCCAAGAACCATGCCATGCCGGGACTCCTTACACCAGCCCGAGCAGCGCGCGCAGCTCGTTGATGTGGTTGCGCATCGCCGTGCCGACTTCACCACCCCAGAACAGCGCATGCTGCTCCATCACATTCAGCTTGGCAGCGGCCGCGGAGATGTTGATCGTGGGAGCTGGCGCAGCCGTGAACTGCGGAGCGGCATCGGGATCGGTCATGACGGCATCGGCTGTGGCGATCGGGGCGACCGCGTCATTCGCGAAGGTCTGCGTCACGGTGGTCTCGATGGCTTGGACTTCCGGTGTGGTAGTTGTTGGCGCGGGGGACGGCGTTGGGGACATATCTTCAGGGATCATTTCTGGCTCCGGTTGGTTGCAAAAAATTTCTTCGATTGCTCCATGATCTGCGCTTCGCGCGCAGTGGGCACATAGCCTGCAGCGATCTTCGCACTGGCTACCGTGCGCAGGCTTTCTGCAAGTGCAAGTATCGTCGGCTGAGGTAGTTTACGCAAGGCGTTTTCGTGAGGCGTGTGCAATTATTTCTCCTAGTAGTTGTACGAGGTCATGACTTCGCCAATCCATATCTGCGGTGGAATCCCGCCTCGCAATTCAGAGGCAGGGTCTGTGCGTACTCCGGCGAGGTGCGGAAGTTCGCCATCAGGCGCTCCTGCACCCACGGCGCGGTGAACTCGGGCCCGACGAAGATGCCCTCGTCGTGCATGCTGTGTGCCCAACGCGTTCCTGTATGACGCACTTCGCCGGCCGTCTTCAGGCATTGGTAGAACACGGTGGTGCGTGCGAGGCACTGGATGATGTTCTCAATCACCTTGGCGCCGTAGATGCGCTCGCGCATCTTGCCGTTCCAGAACTCCCACTCGAACTCGAACACGCCGCCCGTTGTCTTGACGCGCTTCAAGTCCGGGTAGTGGATGCGGATGCCACCGGGCAGCACGAGCCCATCTTCGCAGGTACGCACGAGCCCGCGGTAGTCGACATTCACACCGACCACGCCCTCGGCAATCATGCCCAGAGCTTCTTCACCGCGCTTCCACAACTTCTTGACCTGTGGGTGCGCCTCGCGATAGATGCCCACCACTTCCTTGGCGAAGCTGGGCGAGATGATCAGCGGCTTGCCATCGGTGTCCTTGGCCTGCGCACGCACGGCGAACACGAACTTGTTGGGGCCCATGCCAAAGCCCAGCCCCAGCTTGGAGACCTTGCCCATCTGGCGCTCCTGCGGGTGCTCGCTCTTGATGACCGGCCGCTTGTAGATACGCTCGGCCAGCGTGCAGTACACGTCGGGGCCTTCCTTGCGATCGGCCTTGCGGTACACCTCCACCATGTCGTCCTGCCCCGAGAGCCAATCGAGCCAGCGTGCCTCGATGGTGGAGGAGTCGGCCACGATGCACACCTCGCCTTCCGGTGCCATCGTGGCCTTGCGCAGATCGCTGCCACGCTTCATCGACTGCCAGTTGAACATGTCCCCGCCAGAAAGGCGGTGCGTGCCCGACGCGCCGGAGTATTTCAGGTAGACCGTCGCACGCCCACGCGATGCCATGGACTGCAGTCGCTGCGCGCCCTTCTCGGCGATCGTCGTCTTGTTCTTCAGGCGCGCTTCGACCAGTATCTGCACGCGCTCGTCCGGGTGCTCCTGCAGGAACTGCATGCCGGTGTCCGTCTTGGCGAAGGCGTAGATGATGCCGGTCTCGCCCTGCGCTGCCGCTGCCGTGCGCTCGGCTTCGGTCTTCTTCAGCCACGCAGTCGAGACTTTCTTGGGCGGCTCCACGCCCAGCTCGATCAGGCACTGCGCGAACTTGTCGTTGGACATCAGGTCTGCGCGCTGCACACCCGCCTGCAACATCAGCGTGGTCTTCTCCGCGTTCAGCCGCATCTCGTAGGCGTGGAGCATCGCAACGTCCAGCTCCATGCACGGCTCGGTGAACATGCGGATCACCTGATCGTTGATCATCAGCTCGCTGCGAGTGAAATGCGGCGCAAGGCGCAGGAACAGCTCGTATTCGAGATCGCAGTCGTTGACGCAGTATCGCCCGTAGCGCGATAGTTGCACGGGCCCGAAGTCCGCAAGCCGCAGGTTGCGCGCGTTGATCACTTCCTCACCCTTGGTGCCGATACCATAACGCGTTGCCAGCTTGGCGAGCGACAGGCCCGCGTTGGCGCCATGCACGTGGCGCGCCATGCCCAGCGTGTCTAGCCACATCTTGGGCTTGTGACCGTAGTGATGCGACAGGATCAGCCCATCGAAGTGAGCGTGGTGCGCGAGCACGGCGCGCTTGGATATGTTCAGGTCGCGCAGGGCGTAGGCCACATTGTCATGTCCGACCGCGTAGTACCCCTGCGTGTTGTTGATCTTGAAGCCGCACAGGATCGTCTCGAAGCGAGAATCACGCACGTACTCTTCGGTCGTCATCGACGACAACGTGTAGCCGTCACCGTAGAACGTCTCGAAGTCGAGGGTCAGGATGTCAGGGGCACTGGACAATCTGTTGCTCCAACGAAGTGTCTTATTTTTCGAGCTTACCAAGCAGCGCGTTGAACCCAAGGCGCCTGCCATCCAACTCGAACGTGCAGACCACGCACTGGGATTGCCCCCGGCCGTTTTTCCACAGCGCGTTGGTCGTCACTTCGTGCGCATTAATCCGCACAGTCTCGGACGCACCGACACCATTGCGTCGGCACGCTGCGCGCGTGCGCTGCGCCATCTCGCACAGCTCCTCGCGCAGCGTCTTGGCAAGAACGATGGCCATTACGCCGCTTTCTTCTCCGGCTCACGCGACTTGATCTTCGTCCGAGCCTCCGCTTCGGCCTGCTCCTGTTCGTCGCGCACCTTGCGGTGCTCCTTGACCATGTCTATGTACGCCTGCGCTGCGGCGCGATTCGCGGCGGTATCCTCGAACACCTCGGAGATGTCGCGCAGCCGCCCGGAGCTATCCTGCACTTTCCACGAGCGGTGCCCGAAGTGGCGCTTGGGCTCGACGACGCCGATGACCGTCAGCTCCTGCAGCTCCAAGCTGCGGTAGCTGTGGAAGATCGTGAACGCCTTGAAGGTCGCGAACGTGCCCTTCTTGTCCAACGCCTTCTTGATCCCTTCCAGCGATCCCGAGGTGATGCGCCCGTCCGGTGCCATGGCGCTAAACCTGCCGCTGGCTTCAAGCGTGATGGTCACGCCGTTGTGCAGGAATGTGGGTTTGACTGCTTCTGTCATTTCGTTTCTCCTTACAAGTTACTCTTGGCGAGCGTGTCCCACTCGCCGGTCAGGCTGAACATTGTCACGGCTTCGCGCACCTGCTGCACCACGCACTCGATGTCCGGTGGGGGCAGGCCCTCGCGAAGTTCTTTCTTTGTCACCACCGACACCACCATGGAGCGGCGCCCCCGCTGGCCGAGTGGATCGCTGCGCGTTGGCCGGCCGACATCGAACAGCTCCACCAGCGGGAACAGCGACGCGGCGCCGCCCCGCAACACCTTGGTGGTGTTGTAGACGTGGAACTCGTCGAGCATCACGGACAGGACGGGCTCAAGGCTCTTGTCCTCGAAGCTGCGTCCGTCTCGCATGTGCACGACGTAGTTTTCCCCGAACGAGAACCGCAGGATGTCAGGCAGACTGGGCTCGACCTTGCGCGGCTCGACCCCAGTCACCTTCTGATGCCACTCCATCAGGAGCATGTGCGCTGCCTTCAGTGCGTCGTTTCGGTCGGGCCGTTATCATTGGCCGCATCACCTGCGCCACCTTCTTCGAGCACAGCCTCGTCGCCCGAGTCCCAGCGCTGGGCCAGCTCGATCACGGCGTTGCGCGCCACGTCCGGCTGGAAGTTCGCCGAGTGCAGCGCCACGTCTTCAGCGAAGATCAGCAGCACGAACGGGAAGCTGCGCCCGACCTGATCGTGCAGCGCGTGGTCGATCGCGCCCACGAGACCGGGCAGCTGGTCGACCACATGCTTGATGCGCTCGGGCTGCTCCAGCGCGTTGTATTGTGCGAGGCGCGGGTTGGTCATGATGGCCGACGCGGCGTTGCCGCCCACCGCCCCGAGCACAGGGGCGAGCTTACGCAGTTCCTCCTTGGCTTCGCCTTCGGGCATGGGGGCTTGTTCGGTGGGGGTATCGGCGGGGTTGCTGGGCGAATCGCTCATGGTTGGTCTTTCAGAGGTACAGGGTGATTACGCGTCGGTTGTCGTGCCACACGTCAACTTCTCCGCGCGCGGGAACACCATCGCGCTGCAGCTCCGAGAGGATGCGCGAGATGGATACGTCCAGCGAGTCGATGCCCACGTGCACGCCGTCGATGTCACGCGTGATCACGATTCGCTGTTTGGTTCGCAGGTTGGCGCCGACATGGTCGCCCAGCTGCACGAGCCGGGACTCCATGCGTATGACACGCTCCAGAGTTTCGGCGGTTCGTTGTTCGAGAGTGCTCATGTCAGTCCTTTGCTATCGAGTGCGACGCACTTGTGTGCGATCGGCCAGAAGTATTTGTCGCTGAAAAGCCAGTCGTCGAGACGTTTGGTATCGAGCTTAGTTGCACCTGCAACTCCCCATTTTGCCGGAAGGTTCAGGTTCAGTCCAGAGATCGTGCAGTGACCAATTAATACGCGCCCCGTGTTGGCGCCGTTATCGAGAAAGTCGAAAGCGTACACAATCTCTTCGTCCTTGACCGCAGCGCCTTGCCCGACTGCCGCCGGGCTCCACCCATGCAGTGCGAGGTGCGCTTCCATCTGCTCGCGCGTGACGTTGATACCGCGCTCGGGTGAGACGATGATCACAGCCAGCCCTCCTGCATGGCACGAGACCGCAGCGCGCGCACCCACGCAGCTTGCAGTGCGCCCCACGTCACCTCGGTGCCGTTGAATGGTGTTACAGACCACAGCGTCGTACACTCGTACACCCATGTGCCGGCGCTCGACTTCGGTGCGAAGTAACGCCGGGGGTGAGCAGGGTAGGGAAATGCCGACATCGCTTTGGTCACCCACTTACGCAGCACCAGCCTTTTGCTGTCCGCGTTGTAGATGCCGTACTGCGTATTAAGTTGCACCGGCACCCATCCATGCAGCACCATGGTGTTCTGCATCACATCGCGTTTGGCACGGCGCTGCGCCTGCCTCGCCTTGCGCCGAGTGTGCTTCATCGCCGTGCCCCCGCATCGAACGTCTCATGCTCGCATGATGCGAATGCCTGCTTGGCGCGTTCCTTCGCGGCGTCGTCGGTCAGTTTCATGACAAGCCGTTCGTACAGGGCTTCCAGCTTCGGCAGCGTGAGGTCTTTGTCGTTCCATTCGCGCGGCTGTCGGCGCGCCAGCTGCTCCGGCTTCCCCTTGAACTTGCCGTAGATCGCCCCTTTCCCGCGCAGGTACCGCAGAACAGCGCCGTCCTCGTCGCACAGCACCACTTCGTGCAAGACAGGCTGGCCACGAAACATCGCGCTGTACGGTGCCCACCCATGCAAGGCGAACGACGCGATCAGCTGCGCCCGGCGTTCGGCTCGTGTCGGTGTCATGAGAACACCCCCGCAATCTTGACCGCCATCATTCGCAGGCGAGGCGTAGGGATCGAATCCCACGGCACTTCGACCCGAGGCAACTCGTGTGGATGCGTGTAGTAGCCGCATGACAATCCGCGTTGATGCTCGATGATCATGACCCGCTCGCACCCGCGCTGCAGCGCCTGCCTCGTAGCTTCCACCGGCACCCAGCCCTGCACCGCGAGGTGTGCACGCAGGGTGTCGATCGGCATGTTCTTGACCACTTCCTCGCGTTCCAAGCGACGCAGCCAGTCGGCCTCGTCTTCCACTGTCCACGCAGTAGCCGATTCAGTCTGCAACATGGATCGTGTCTCCGAACGGCGCGGTCTCGTCGATGATCGATGCCCACACGACCGGGTACTCGGGCTCGCGATGGGGGAACGTGCCCATCAGGTCCGTCAGGATGATGCACACATCCGGCGTGATGCCGTCTTTTTCCAGCTGCTCGAAGATCGGCACGAACGATGTGCCGCCCCCGCCCCGGGGCTTGCGCGTCATCTCGATCTCGCCCGCTTCGATCTCGCCGGCCGGATAGACCCGCGCATCGAAGTCGTACAGGTACACCTTGCGCGGCTTGGCTTCGGAGAGGATCGCGTTCAGGTGCGCCGAGAAGTTCGCCTGCTGCGCCTTCGCGTAGCACGAGCCCGAGGTGTCGATGAAGATGGCCACGTCCCCCAGCGCATCGCTCAGATGCATCGGCGAGAACATGCCATGCGTCATCAGCGTGCGCCGGTTGGGCCGGGCCCAGTCGTAGGCCGACGAGGCGAGGGACTGCATGTACCGCTGCAGGTGGTTGTACCAAGGCTCGCGCGCCGGCTCGAACGTCTTGATGACGCCTTGCTCGATGCCCGCGGGGAGTTTGCCCATCGCCTTGGCCGCAGCCATCGCACGGTCGACCATCGCCTTGGTCTCGGACTCGAAGCGCTCGACCTCTTCGGCCGTGCCCTGCGTGTCCTTCAGGTCTGCGCGCCCGGGTGCCAGTTGCGGCATGCCCTTGCCGCTGCCGCCACCTTGCTCCTTCTGCTGCTTGAGCAGGTCGGCGTAGATGCGCTCGGCGAGCCACCCTTCGTACTTCATGTCCAGCAGCCAGTCGCCATACTGCTCGATGGGGAAGCCGTTTTTCTTCATCATCGCGTTGATGGCATAGTCGCACGCGATGTTCCACAGCTTGGGGTCACGCGTGCCCCGGCGAGAGGGGTGCAGGAAAATCTTGTGCCCCAGCTCGTGCACCAGCTCGGCGACCTGCTGGTCCAGCGGGATCGACTTGAAGAACTTCGAGTTGATCCACAGGTTGCGCCCGTCTGTCCCCTGTGTTTGGATTTCAGCAGCCAGTGGGTCGTCTTCACTGAGCGCATGCACCTGCATGCTGTAGAAGACCTCGGTCCAGAACGGGAACCGGAGCGTGAGTCGCACCGCAGCGGGTGCGCAAAGGTTTGATGTCGCCATCGTTTTCTCCTAGCAAGTTGAATGAAACTATCGCACGTATCGGCCGTTGTGTCTAGCGTGCAACGCCGTACTTACCCACTTCCAGTGCGTCGATTACCGGCCCGAGATCGTTCCACAGTGAACATTCGTCGGCGCTCACCATGCGGTCGAACATCTCGGCCTCGGACAGCTGGCCCCTATCGTTAAGGACCGCGATGAGCGTGACTAGCAGACACCCGTTCATAGCGTGGCCGAAGTACGTTACCCCGCCGCCTCCAGCAATCAAATCGGCGTGTATACCCTGATCGCGCTGCACCTTGTCGTCGCAGTTCGGGCACCGCCGTATCCCATGCAGGACCTCATGCGCGGCGATCGCGTCGGCTGTCGCTGGCCCGGCAGGAAACACTGGGGTGTTCACTTCGCCCTCCCTGCCAACAGTTTCTTGTACCGATGGTCCTCGCGATCGATGCCGCCCGTGGCCGGGTTGCGTCGAAACACGTGCAGGATTTCCGACGTCTCGCGCCGCACGATCACGGCCTTGTTGAACCGCTCGGCCTCGACCTTGACAACGCACGCAGCGCGTGCGCCCTCTTCGGTCTTGGCGTAGCCGCGGATCGGACTGGGCACGGTGATGCGCGCGTCGTACATGTAGTGCGTCTCGTACTCCCGACGCTCGGGGTTGCTGCGGTTGACTCTCATGACGGCTCCTTCTCGAACATGACCCTGACCGAGTCCGCGTAGTAGCTTGGCCGGAACCCGTAGCGACTGGCCAAGTCCATCATGGCCTGCTGCTCGGAGCCGCCATGCCTGCCGCTGCCGACGATCAGAACCGCAACAGCGGTACACACGCTGATGCCGACAGTGTTGTTGCCCGATGCAGCGGCAATGGCCAGCTGCTGCATCACCGATTCCATGCTGTCGTCCTTGATGCTTATCGTGGCCATGCTTATCTCCCGTTCAGCAGCGCCGTCAGTTCCGGGTTGCTGATCCACTTCGCGTATGCCGGCGATGCGGCGAGGTTGAAGTTCTTGCGCGCGGCCATGTTGCGCAGGAGTGCGGCCTGCAGCTCGTAGGGCATGCGCGCGCCGAACGTATGCACCTGCGGCAGCTGCGTCTCTTCGCAGCGCAGCGCCACCACCATGCACAGCGCGTACTTCTCGTCCATCGCATCGGGAATCTTCACCTTGTCGGGCATGGTGATCACGTCCTCGAACGATGCGAGCTTGAGCATGTTCTTCTTGTGCGCCTCGTAGGCGGCGCCCACGCCACTGCCCAAGTTGCCCGTGGCTTCGGCCAGCGACAGCGGGGACTTCAGCTGGTCGGCCACGTACTCCTTCTTGGAGATGCGCTGCCAGCTGCGCATGTTCGCCCAGATGCCCAGCTTGCCCTCTTCGGCAGTCTCGGCCGCGCCGCCTTTCTTGTCGCTGCCCATGCCGAACACCTCGTCGTAGTTGTCGATCAGGTGCGGGTTGTCCTTGAAGAACGTCTGCACCAGCGGATGCCACGCGTGCTCCATCGCGTACTTCATGTTGTCCTCGGCATCCGTGTACGCCTCGATGTGCTCGAAGCGCGAGAGGAACGCGCGGCCTTGCTGCTGCGTGTCGGACTTGTCTTCGATGCGGTTGCCGTCCGCGATCACGACAACGCCATCGGGCTTACGCAGCACGCCCGACATGTCCTCGCCGTTGATGTACTTCTGCAGCAGCTTGGTGGTGGCGCGATCCGCGTTGGGCAGCTCGCCGAAAAAGATCACCCCCACGGCATCGGGCGTGTCATACGCGTTGGGCAGCGCCGCATTGTTGAAGAAGTCGAGGCGCTTGCTCTCGTAGTTCGGCGCCGAGGCTTGGATGTCCATCGGGCTCATGGTCGGCGCGTAGAAGCGCCACACCTTGAAGCCTTCGACACGCTCGGCCATCTTGGCAACGAACTCGTCGATGGTCTCGGTCTTGCCGATCGCGGGCTTGCCGCGGATGAACGTCGGGGTGCGTGCGAGGTAGTTGCGCACGAGGATCGAGGGAAGTTCTTTCAGCTTCGTAGCCATGTCTATCTCCTAACAAGTTTGACAGAGGTTGATGAATTGCTCGATGAGGGAAACATCCAGAGAGTCGAGCGCGCTCTTGGGAATGACGGTGATATCAGGTTGCAGGCGGTACTCTAGTTCGGACGCCCTGCTTCCTTTGTTTGCAGGTATTAAGTCCCACGGTGTGTCGGCAAAGCGCAGCTGCCGCAGCATTGGTACTTGGCTGTTGGCGGGGTTGCTCGGAGCGATTCGGTAGCTTACGATGCACAGATACAGCTTCGCCCCATGCAGCACCAGCGTCGCGAGCTTCTGGTCGTTGGTCATGTCGGCAACGTTGTCTCATCGACGTAGTTGCTTCGAGCGACCGAAAGGCATTCGTCGAAGTCCACCTTGTTGCGATCACACCAGTGCAGGATGTCGGTAAGCATGTCACTGAGGATCGTGTCGTTGTCCTCATTAGCCTCATCCATGCCGGTGGTCTGGGCGAACTTGTGGATGGCGAGGCCCGCCCAATCCGCACGGTTGTCATTCATGTCCTCGGGGTCCGGCGGAATGCCGTCATGCAGCGTGATGTGCGCTTGGCGTGCAGCTTCGCTCATGGTCACTTCCCCATGAAGTCGGCGAACACGCTGGCGATGTTCTCGCTGCTGGGCGTGACCTTGACCGGCGGCTTGGGCACTGCGGGCTGGACAACCTGTTGGGGCAACGGGTTGTCCACGGCGGGCGCCGCCGTGACCGTAGTCCCCGCACCTGCCAGCGGCGCCATCGCCTTGGCCAGCACTGCGGCTTCTTTCGCGGCCGCCTTACGTGTGCCTTCGTTCTTGCGCAGGTCCACGATGGCGTAGTGCGTGAGGTCACGCGCCTTGATGGCGAAGTCATCGAGCTTGGGGTCGCCCGTGATATTGAGCGCCGGCATCGCCTCGACAATCTCGGCGATGTTGCCCAGCAGCGAGTCGTTGAACTTCTTGATCTTGCCCTTGCCGAACGCATCGAGCTGCGTGGCCATGTGCTCCACCACGGCGTACAGGCGCTCGTATGCCTTGGCGCTGGCCGCAGCGAACTTGTCGATCTCGGCTTTTTTGGCCATGGCCACCAGCTTGTCGACCTCGTCTTGCGGCAAGCCGTCGTAGATGCGAAAGTCGTCCGCATTGGGTACGGGCTGCACGGCCAGCGAGACGGCGAACTTCGAGCGCACCTCGGTCACGCTGGGGTAGTCGCCTTCCTTGAACAGCGTGTTGAGCTGGAAGCGCGCGTTCTCACGCGCTGCGCTGTAGCTGACGCAGAACTCGTCGAACAGTTCTTCCAGCTCGCGCATCTTGTCGCCCGCCGTGGCCATGAAGTCCATGTGCAAGTCGACACGGCCCGCACGCCAGCCGCCGTCTTCCCACGGCGCCGTGCGCAGGTAGATGAACTCGCGGAAGGCGTCGCCCGACTTGCGGATTTTTTCGAGGATCGGGTTGTCGGGCAGCAACGCCTTGTAGACGCTGGCTGCACCCGTGGTGGCCGAATTGTCATCGACCACCTTGGCCGATTCTTCCTTATCTTTCTTGCGCGCCGTCCAGATGGAAATGGAAGGACGGTACAGCAGGACTGCGTTACGGAATCTGCTCATGGCTTTGCTCCTGTCAAGTAAGGACTCGCCTTGCGGCTCGCTCCTAGTTATGGACAATCCGTTGCCACAACAAACTGTCCGGGGGTGAAACTCTGGAATCCGGTTTCCTACCAACAGACTACATTATACTTGCAAATGCAAATACTGTCAAGTCGTTGTCAGATAGCGTGCAGCGCGAGATGCGCGCGTTGTAGTGCCAGCATCTTTTCAACTAGCTGCCACTGGTCGGATGTCGGCACGTTCCTGTGCGATGGCACGTTGCCGTCGAATAGGTAGGCAAGGTAATACTGCTTCTCCTTGTACTTCGGGAGTGCCCTGCCCGCTGGCCACCAGCGCGCGTCGGTCCAGCCGCCCTTGGGCCCGCGCTTGACGGCGATGACCACCCACTCAGAACGCGGCATCTTGTGCAGCTGCACCCGTGCCATCTCGTAGGTGATGGGTTCATTTTCCCACATGCACCAGCGCCACAGTCGCAGCTGTTCGTCGCGCTTGTATTCGTGTGTATTGAACGGCAGCAGCTGTCGCAGCTGCAACCAGCGATCGGACTTGGAGTTGCTCACGAGAACATCCTCCTCGCCTTGTCTTCCAGCTCGCGCCTGCGCAGCATGATGCGCGGCACGTCCGGGTGGAGCGGATTGATCTCGGCCAGCGCCCACTTGTAGAACGCCTGCGCCAGCATGACGTGAATGAGGTTGAGGATTTTCATGCGGGCCTCGTCAGTGGATATCCATCTTCGTCGAACTCGTACTCGTTGGCGGTGATGGCCTCGACCACGTTTTCTTCCCCCAGCCGCCACTCCAGATCGGCACGCAGGTACTCATAGCACCAGCGTGCCAAGTCATGCGCCACTTCCATGACGGCGCGCGCATCGGCATCGGGAAGCGCGTCGTCATCGTTGAAGCCGCCGCCGTTGTCGGCCCACGCCTCGCCGATGCGGCGCTGCTCGTCGAAGCACACCCGTGCGTTGGGGTAGCGCAGGAACACCACCATGATGTCAGCCGCAGCGCGTGCCAGCACAGTGTCCGTTGGCCTGTCGACCAGCAGCTCGGGCAGCTTGGTCATGTCCTCAGCGCGCCACCATCCATGGAACGCGAAGCCATCGCCTTGGCTGTACGATATCTGCCACTCGAAGTCAGGCTCGGTCTTATTCTTGCCGTTCGTCAATCGCACGTTGTGCGTGGCCAGATCGAAGCCGAACGCTTCGAGCACTTCCTTCAGCTCGTCGTAGCAATCGCTGCCGTCCCACTCTTGCTGCTCGCACTCGGTCCACCAGTCACGAGCGCACTCCTGCGCGTCGGGGGAAAGGTCTTCGTATTTCACGTCACACCCCCAGCACTTCGGTGCGCCCGCCCGACTGCCATGGCCGCGCGATGTAGCGAACGCCGTTCACGCTGCTGCGCCCGAGCATCGCATAGACCGGGAACGCGCTGAACATGCCGTAGGCGTTCATGTCCACGTACCAGTCGACCAGCTCGAAGCGATTGAAGTCATGCAGGATGCGCACGATGTAGTCGCGGTAGGGGTGGTCGTCAATCTCCCGCACGAACTGCGTCTCGCGTAGTGTCCCGTCCTTGCGAAACATGGCCGCGCGCCACCACGCCAGCCCGCTGGCTGTCAGCTCGGCGTCCACCTGATAGCGGATATCTCTGTCCGATCCGAAGACCATCTCGATCTCGTCGTACACCTGCCCGAGTGGGTTCTGGTTGGGGTTGATGCGGAACAACGTGCGCCAGCACCAGCGCCTTTTCAGCGCATCGATCTCGCGCTTGGTGATCACGCTGCCGGCGCGCAGCTCGATGGTGTCGAGCAACAGCTTGGCGATGGGGTGGGTCATTTCAGTACCGCCCCCGTGGTGCGTAGCCAGCGCCTGATGGTGGCAGGACTGCGCTTCGCGGCCGCGGCTATTTCCGCAACCGTATGCCCGTTGTTCCAGCATGAGCGCGCGACAGCCATCGCGCAGATGAGAGGGAACTTCATTTCAACAGCTCCTCGGGCACATCGACTTCATCGCCGAGTTTCGATGCCACGAAACAGCGCATGGCGGCGATGAGGGGTGTGGGGCCTCGGCCTGCGGCTTCGGAGTTCACGCCGCATGGTATGTATGCACCCCATTCCCCGTGCGCGTATTCAGGAGAGGGCGGGTTCTTTTGCGCGTATAGCGCCGAAATCGTCATACATTCCCGCTCGATAATCGGCCCGCCTTGGGCCCAGTCGGTGGATGGCCTCGCCGTGTATGACATGGGCCTGCGCACCATGCTACCGGTGTATGCATCCTTCGCTTTCGGGTTTAGGGTCGTGGCCACTACCCAGTCGAGCGCGCGGCCAACGAGTTCTGCTGTCTTGATCTTCATGCTGCTCTCCCCATGCGCCCGATGTGCGTGCGGTTGCTCTCCTGCAGCGCGGCCCGCAGCTGCACTTCTGCCGACCGGGCCGCGGCGGCGCGCGGATCGACCTGCACGCCGCGCGTGACCGTAGTCGCGGACGACACGGCGCGCATCATGCGCGCGTCGACGATTCGTTTGGTCTTGATGGTGTCCATTGAGATATCTCCTAGCAAGTTGGGTAGGACTAGCGAAGCGAACCCTACAAGTAAATGAGTTGAGGACAGTTCGTTGCTACAACAAGTTGTCGTGACAACCCTGAGTCGCTACACCTGCTTTCCGACCCAGTAACCCCCATTGTACTACTTTCGGGCTATTGTGTCAAGTCGGTGTGACCTAATGCACGACCGGCAGGAACCGGCTTTTGAGGGTCTTTTTGCGCGCGCCCGTCTGGGGCAGCTGTCCCTGTGCGCCTGCGATCGTGCGCGCGATGCGCTCCTCGCACACAGCCGCATCACCTCCAGCTGCGAGCCACACTTCGCGCATGCGATCAAGCGGGGTAAGCATGTGCGCCTCGATATGCACGCCGACAGCCTTGGCCCACGCGCAGTAGCCTTCCTTCTCGCGCATGAGACGAATGTGCTGCTGCACGGCCAGCAGGTCCATGGCCTTGCGCGCGAGCACGAGGCTGGATGGCGGGTTGCGCACCCGCTGCCCTGTCGTGGTCCACCCGGTATGCAGCAGCGCAGCGCCGTGTGGGTCGCTGGCCACGGCGAAGCCTCCATGGACACCTGTGCCGTGGTACCAGCAATCGATGCGCACAACTACGGTCATGCTGGGATCACGGTTGGTCTTGGTGCATACCCGGCAGCGCTTCGTCTTTCCTTGCAATAAGCTCCCAGATAGCGCGACATGCGAGTTACCGCAATCGCAGTAGCAAAGCCACGCCATATGGCCACTGGATTCCTTGCCCGCAGGGCGCTCGGCCACGAGGGAACCGAAGCGTTGGCCTGTCAGATCGCGCATCTTTCGACCCATATCGGGCTCCTTGGATAGTGAAGAGGTTAGGGTAGTAGTGAAGAGGCGATTTGTCAACTTCGCCTCTTCAATTGCTCGAAATTTAGGCAGAAAAAGCTGAGCCGTATTTAGTTGCACCACGTAACGTGAGAGTATTTTGGGCGGGAACCCGCATGGATGCTAGTGATAAGCAGAAAAAGCAAAAAAGCAGCTTTTCGCGCAGGGGAGAGCAACACGTGAGGATTTTCCCGCCGAGGATTCACAATTATGAGGGTGCTAATAGTTGCATTAAAGAGGTTGGAGGGGGAGTGCGGCCTATATTGAATCTGAATCTCGGGGAAAAACCTCGCATAAGTACCCCTTCTGGAAGATTCATTTTAATGAGTAATATCAGTTTATTGAAAGAAAGACCCCTTGGAACCCGCATAAACACTGGGTCTGCGCAAAACATGGAAATTGCTTAAAAAGCAGGCAGTGCCAAAACAGCACGTAAGTTGTTGATTTTGTTCTTTAAAAACAGGTGGTACAAAATGTTTCCGTGAGGCTATTCCAGCATACGTGTTTCTATTTCGGATTTCATGTGTCTATTTTGATGCCCACGACGCATTTTGATACTACGGTCACGCGATCGCCTGCTCATAGCCACGCATTGCAACTATGAGCAGGCGATCGCAGGACAACTTGTTGCCACAACAGACTGTCCGACGCGTTGGCGCACAGATCGCGCGGACGAAAAAAAGCCCCGACCGAAGCCGGGGCTTTCACTTGACAACTACTGCGGATTACGCTTGCGGGGTGATCGCCTTCACGCGCGCTTCCTTGTCGGCCTTCTCTTGCGCTTTGCGCGCCTGTCCGAGCATCTTCGCCATGTGCGTGGCCTGCGCTTTCGTCGCGTCGTCCGATTCGAGGATGCGGATGCACGCGGCCAGCGTCTCGAAGACGCCCAGACGCGCGACAACCGATTCGATCTGCTCGTCGGGCGAAGGCGTGCGCTCTTGCGTCTCGCCGGCCGGTGCGCCTGCCTTCGGCGCCGTGCCCGCTTGCTTCGCCGCTTCCTGAATCGCCTTCAACTGGGCCTGCATCGCATCACGCTGCGCGCGCTTCAGCACGGCGGCCGGGTCTTGCGACACCGGCAGCGCCCCATAAGCCTCCTTCAACGCGGCGCCGTAGGGCCGATGGAGCCACTGCGCATCCGCCAGCTTACGCTGCGCCGCAATCGCCTTCAGGGCCTTCAGATCGGCCTTGTACTGCGCGAAGGTGGGCGCCGTCTCGCCATACTGCGTGCGAACGAGCGTCAACATCTTCTGCTTGACTGTCTCAGCTTGGCGCACGCCATGAAGCGCGATCTTCGCGACATCCATGTGGAACTGCGACACTTCGATCGCGGTTGTCTTGGCGACAGGCTTGGTGGTAACTTGAATCAACATGACAATTTCTCCGAGTGAGTTAGCCCGGTGCAAGATCGCGCCGGGCATTGAGAGTATAGGTCATCCAAACACATTTGCAAGTAATCAGGACAACGTGTTGGTGCAACGGATTGTCCAATGGGCCATGCAGGCACTCGCGGGCAAGAATCCTTTTCTGGCGGCGCAGGGGTACAAGGGGGTTGCAGAGGTGGGGGTAGGGGTAATTTTCCCCACATCACACTTAAAATTCCTCGCAAAACCTATTAGTTGCAATTGAAACTATCCCGCAGGGCCAATTAGTTGCATCCGCCGCCTGAAAAGCCACCCCCCAGAGACTTCTTGCTGCAAAAAATTTTTTCCAGTATTCTCTAGCTCATCTACGCCGCGTAACATGTCCGACACCGCCCTTGCCACACTGCCGCAGGCCCCCGCACTGATGCCGGGGGATCACGCCCTTGCAGAACTGCGCAACCCCGCGGAGCTGGGCTTCCCGCCCATGCTGCCGGTCGAACTGGCCATGAAGATCGCCCCGCCGCAGGACATCTGTGCGCACTACGGCATCTCGAAAGAACAGTTCGCCGCGATCATCAACCACCCCGTTTTCATCAAGTCCTATCAGGAAGCGGTGGAGCAACTGAAGGTCGATGGCATGTCCTTCAAGATGAAGGCGCGCATGCAGGCCGAATCGTTCCTCACCACGTCTTTCGCCATGGTCACCAACCCAGCCACCTCGGACGCGGTGCGCGCGGACCTGATCAAGAACACCGTCAGGTGGGCAGGCTACGACGCCAAGGCCGCCGAAGTGGGCGCGGGTGGAAATAGTTTCAACATCCAGATCAACCTCGGTTAACCACAGGAGCGCTCATGACCAAGTCCGTTCGCATCGAAAACGCCGACACCAGCAGCCATCCGGTACGCGTCACCGGCCAGTTCAAAAACGCCGAAGGCCAGTGGGTCGACGAGTCCAGCTACACGCAGATCGACTACCCCACGGCGATGGCGACGCAGACCATCCATAGCGGCCGGCGCCTCGTCATCGAGGAACGCCCGCAAGACCCGCCGCCCGCGCAGCCCTGACCGACGAGGACACACCCATGGCCACCAAACACCCCGGCTTCGGCATGGTCCAGAAACAGATCGCCAAGAAAGGTGGCATGGGCATGAAGGCCGCGGGGGCGATCCTCGCGGCTTCAACGCGCAGGGCATCACCCGCGGCCAAGAAGGCCAACCCGGCGCTGAAAAACGTCAAGCCGGCGAAAAAGTGAGCCAGCCCGTCGACACGATCGCGGCGTGGCGCGGCGGGGGCAATCCCGCCAAGCTGTACGAGTTCGAGGGCCAGAAACTGACCTTGCGCCAGATCGCATACAAGGCAGGGTTGTCGGTCGAGATGCTGCGCGGGCGACTGCGCCGCGGCCTGACGATGGCGCAGGCTGTGTCCGAGCCGCCGAAGAAAAACTACTGGTGAGATGACCACACTCCAATACACCCCGCCGCCCACGGTCAAGGAGTTCATCAAGCACTACCGGCCCGGCGAGCTGTTTCTCGACTGGATCGTGGGCCCGGTGGGTTCGGGCAAGACCACGGGTGTGTTCTTCAAGCTCGTTTATCTCGCGCAGCTGCAGGCCAAAAGCCCCATCGACGGCATCCGCCGCTCGCGCTGCGTGATCGTGCGCAACACGGCGCCGCAGCTTGCGGACACGACGATCAAGAGCTTCAACTACTGGTTCAAGGACGGCGTGGCCGGTAAGTGGAAGGCCACGAGCAAGGACTTCATCTTGCGCTTCGGCGACGTGGAGTGCGAAGTCATGTTCCGCCCGCTGGACACACCGGACGACGTCGATCGTGTGCTGTCGCTGGAAGTCACGTTCGCCATCATCGACGAGTTCGTGCAGATTCCGCGCGCGATCGTGGAGGCGTTGTCAGCGCGGTGCGGCCGCTATCCACCCGAGATCGACGGCGGGGCGACCAACTGGGGCATGTGGGGCGCCTCCAACCCCGGCATGGAGAGTGACTGGTGGTACCCGCTGCTGGAGGATCACTCTCTGATCCCGCCCGATGAGGAAAAGCCGGCCAACTGGACGTACTTCACGCAGCCCTCGGGCTTCTCACCCGAAGCGGAGAACGTGGGCAACCTGCCGGGCAAGGCGGCGTACTACACGAACCTCGCCAAAGGCAAGACCAAGCACTGGGTCAAGCAGTACATCGAGGTGTGCTGGGGCTACTCGATGGGCGGTAAGCCCGTCTTCCCGATGTTCAATCCAGATTTGCATGTGTCCAAGGTGCCGCTGTATGCGAACCGCGCGCGCACGTTGGTGATCGGCTACGACCCGGGCAAGCACAGTGCGATGGTGCTGGGCCAGTACGACGACGCGTTCGCGCGCATCCTGATCCTCGACGAGCTGGTGATGGAAGACTACGCGACCGACCGCGCGATCGCGGAGAAGTTAAAGCCGCTGCTGCGCACGCGCTACCCGAACATCACCGACATCCTGTTCGTGCCGGACCCGGCCAGCGCGCAGCAGTCATCGGCCACGCAGGGCTCCAGTGTCGTCAAGGAGCTGAAGAAGCACTACAAGGTGCACCTCGACACGAACAACCAGATCGCCTCGCGCCTTGACCCGGCGCAGTATTACATGACGCGCCTGACCGACGATGGGCCGGCGCTCGAACTGGCGCCGCACATCGTGAAGCTGCGCCGCGCGCTGGTCAGTGGCTACCGCTACGCGATCAACAAGGACGGTGATGGCAAGAGCGACAAGCCGGACAAGAACATGCACAGCCACGTGGCCGATGCGTTCACGTACCTTGTCCGGTATTTTCGCGCAGGCGAGGAGCGCGCCACACGCAGGCCGGTCGCCCGGCGCGCTCCGACCTCGCGAAATTCGTATGCAGCCCGATAGTTACAGGCGGGCGCGAAACGGCTACACTCGCGGCCAAGCAACTCATCAGGACTGACCACCATGGCCACAAGCGCTCCGTCCACCGCGACCCAGCCGTCCGCAACGATGCAGTTGGAAGCCTCGACTCGCATGCCAGCCAACCCCGAGGCGCTGGCAAAACTTGGCGCCATGCTCATGTCCAAGTTCACCGAGTACGAGAACATGCGCAAGATCGCCGAGCAGAAGTGGCTGCGCAACGCGCGGCAGGTGCTTGGCATCTACGACCCGGACATCGAGTCGATGATCCCGCGCAACCGCTCACGTGCGTACCCGAAGCTCACGCGCGTGAAGTGCGTCTCGATGCTCTCGCGGCTGATGAACTTGCTGTTTCAGGTCGAAGAGAAGAACTGGACGGTGTCGGCGCCCGCGGTGCCGGACTTGTCGCAGGAAGACCTGCAGGCCGTGCTTGATGCGCTGATGCAGAAGACCCCAGACCGTGTCCCTAACGACGACGAGATCGAAGCGGCGATCCGGCGCTTCGCGCAAAAGCGCGCGCAGCGACTGGAGACCGAGATCGAAGACCAGCTGCAGGAGCTAGGCGGCACCAAGGCGCTCAATTACGTGGCGCTGTGTCGCAAGGTGCTGGCCAGCGGCATCCAGTACGGCGCGGGGCTGCTGCGTGGGCCGTTCGTCGTCGAGCAGAAGATGGTCAAGTGGAAGCTGGTGAACCAGAAGCTGGAGGCGGTGCCGTACACGTGCATGCGCCCGCGCTTCGAGTTCGTGCCGATCTGGGACTACTACCCGGACATGGGCGCCAAGACGTTCGAGCAGATGGAAGGGCAGTTCATGCGCGTGGTCATGAACAAGCACCAGCTGGTCAAGCTCAAGCTGCGGCCGGACTTTCTCGCAGACCAGATCGACAAGTTCCTCGCGACGCACCCGAACGGCAACTACAAGCGCCGCTCGTTCGAGAGCGACCTGCGCTCGATGGGCGTGCAGATCAATTCGTCGGTGAGCGAAACGCGCAAATACGAGCTGGTCGTGTGGGAAGGCTACGTCTCCGGCATCGATTTGCAGGCATGTGGCGCGCGCGTGCCGGCCAGCAAGATCAACGAGGACGTGCGGGCCACCGTATGGGTGGCGGATGGCATGGTGGTCAAGGCCGACATCGACCCGTGGGTCACGCTCACGCCCGATGCCGAGATGCCGCAGTATCACCACTTCATCTTCGAGGAAGATGAGACGTTCCTGCTGGGTAATGCGCTGCCGAACATTATGCGCGACAGCCAGATGGGCGTGTGCGCGGCCACGCGCATGACGCTGGACCAAGCCAGCGTGCAGCGTGTCGTGGAGGTCAATAACGCGCTGCTGCGTCTCGATCAGGATATCCAGTCGATCGACCCGGACATGGTCATCTTCCGCGACGACGACAACCCGGCAACCGCGCAGTACCCCGCCGTGCGTGTCATCAAGTTCGACACGGGCATCGCGGAGATGCAGGCCATCATCAAGCAGTTCCAAGACTTCGCCGACAGCGAGACGTTCGTCAATGCTGCAAGTGGTGGAGACGTACAAAACGCTCCTTCGGAGCCGTTTCGCACGGCTGCCGGCGCATCGATGCTGCGGGGCGATGCGGCGCTTCCATTCAAGGACGTCGTGCGTAATTTCGACGTGTTCACGGAGTCGGTTATTGGTGCGTTGCTCGTGTTCAACCGCAAGTTTGCATACGATGACAGGCTCAAGGGCGAGTTCGCGGCCGTTGCGCGTGGTGCAACAAGCCTGATCGCCAAGGAAGTGCTCGGCCAGCAGATCGACAATCTTGCGCAGACGCTCACGCCCGAAGAAAAACGCTATCTCAAGCCACTGGAGCTGCTGCGCGCACGGGTTCGCGTTCGCGATATGGCCTCGTCGGACATCGTGATGAACGACGAAGAGGCGCAAGCCGCTGACGCCGCCGCGCAACAGGCACAGGAGCAGCAGCAACAGCAGCAACAGCAGCTGCTCGAAGCCAACGTGCGCAAAATCCTCTCGGATACGCTCAAAAACATCGCGCAGGCGGGCAAGAACAGCGCCTCGGCTGAAGCCACGACTGCCAACGTGATTCTGGACGCGCTCGAACGCGGCCTGAACCCGGACATGCTCGCCGTCACCAACCAAGGAGCCACCAATGGGAATCCCACTGCAGCAGCATCAGAACCAGCGAACGGAGGAAATGGCGCTGGTGGACCAGCTGCGAGCCAGCCGGCTGGAACCGGCACTCGTAGCCTTGAAGCGGCTACTGGAGATGCGGCTTCTCGAAGCGGATCGTTCGCTGCGGCGATGCCAGCCGGGTGATTTCGCTGCGGCGCAATCCAAGGCACAGGTCTATGAAGACTTACTCAAAGAGGTCTTCGCTTCCAAGTAGCGTTTGCAAATAACGCTTGACGCCAATTTCCCCAACCACTACAAAGCTCAGCCATGTCCGACGCCACAAACGCTCCCGCCCCCGCCGCCACTTCTGCAGCCCCGGCAGCTGCGCCCGCAGCCGCGACCCCTGCGCCGAGCCCGGCATCCGAAAGCGATGATGCCTTCGGCTCGGCGTTCGCCGAGTTCACGGCGACGCCAGCTGCGCCTGCGCCTTCGCCCGCGCCTGTGGCGGCCTCGCCTGCACCGGCAACACCGGCTCCCGCACCGGCAGCAGAAGCACCAGCGCCTGCACCGGCAGCACCAGCTCCTGCACCCGCGGCGGAAGCGGCCGCACCTGCACCGGCCGCACCCGCACCGGCACCCGCCGCGGATGTCGAGGCGCTGAGAGCACAGATCGAACAGTTGCAGCAGCAAGTTGCGTCGGCGTCTGCCCCGGCTCCAGCAGCACCAGCCCCGGCACCCGCCGAAGTGCCGCTATACACCCCCGAGGAAAAATCGGTTCTCACCAAGTACCGTACCGAGTGGGCCGACGTTGCCGCGGGCGAGGCGCTTGCGCGTCGCGAAGAGTATCGCGATCTGGTGTCGTTCATCTGGGGCCAGATCGGGCCGCGACTGGAAGCGATCGAGACCTCCACGCAAACGGTGGGCTCGCGCACGCAGTACACCGCGATCAAGGAACTGGTGTCCGACTACGACGCTGTTCGCGAGCCCACGCTGGCGTGGATCGACAAGCAGCCCGAGTACCTGAAGAACGCGTACACGGATGTCGCGTCCAAGGGATCGCCGCAAGACATCGCTGACATGATCGCGCGTTTCAAGAAGGAAACGGGTTGGGTGGCCCCGGCTGCGGCGGCACCTGCAGCGTCGGCCCCGGCTCCTGCAGCGCCCGCAGCTCCTGCAGCGCCTGCGGCACCAGCTGCTGCACCGGCACCCGCTGCGCTGTCCGCGGAAGCGGCGGCGGCAGTTGCATCACTGCGCCCTGTGCCCACGGGCCGCACCGAAATTCCGCAAGGAGTCGACAAGAACGACTTCGATTCCGCGTTCGCCGAATTTGCCAAATCCACCTGAAAGGAAGCACCATGAGCGTCGCGCAAATCGAAATCAATTCCTCCCTGCTCTCAGGGCCGGAACTCAAAAAGGCCGTCTCCGGTGTGAACGCCGGTACAGCGACTGCGACCGACATCAACGCGTCGAACATCAGTCTTGAAGACAAGGCCGTCCTGAAAGACGTGCTCGCTTCGACGGCCACGCGCGTGTCGATCAACAGCCGGGATATCAGCCTGCCGCTGAAGGCTGTGTGCCTAAAAATCGCCGGTGTGTAAATAAAACTTGCAGCTCGACAATACGTTGGATATAGTCGCGCTTGCAAGTGGCACTGCACCAGTCCTAGACAAGCGGGACATGGGCACTGCGGAAAGAAAGCGGAAACTTTTTGACCCGCGGTTCTCAACCCTTCGTCTAGGAGTCGATTCATGACTGCACAAGTCACCCAATACGGCGACATCTCCCCGCGTACCGCGGCCTACGCCGTCACCCAGTTCCTCAAGCGCGGCATGCCGTACATGGTGCTGGAGAAGTTCGGCCAGACGTACGTGCTGCCGACCAACCGCACGCAGGTGGCCAAGTTCCGCCGCTACTTCCTCGCAGGCGCCACTGGCTCCGCGGGTCAGGTGAACACCGGCTCGGCGATCAACAGCTTCAACACGCCCGTGGCGATCACGCCGCTGGTCGAAGGCGTCACGCCTTCCGGCCGTCGTCTTGCGAACCAAGACTACAGCGTGACGATGCAGCAGTACGGTGACTTCATCACGATCACCGACGTGATCCTCGACACGCACGAAGACCCGATCCTCAACCAGATGACCGAGGTCATGGGCGAGTCGGCCGCGCAGACGATCGAGACGATCCGCTTCAACGTCCTGAAGGCCGGCCTGAACGTGTTCTACGCCAACGGTGGCGCACGCAGCGCGGTCAACACGGCCATCACGCTGGCGATGCAGCGCAGCGTGACCACGTCGCTGCTGCGTCAGAACGCCAAGCGCATCACCACGGTCGTCAAGTCGACCCCGGACTTCCGCACGGAGCCGGTGGAAGCGGCCTTCATCGGCCTGCATCACCCTGATCTCGATTCGGACATCCGCAACATGACCGGGTACATCAACCCGAAGCAGTACGGCACCGTGACCCCGTTCGAGAACGAGACGGGTTCAGTGGAGATGGTGCGTTACCTGAACAGCACGATCTTCGCACCGTGGGCGGATGCGGGCGGCGCCAAGGGCTCGATGCGCTCCACGAGCGGCACGAGCGCCGACGTCTACCCGATCCTGTACCTCGCACGCGATGCGTACGGCATCGTGCCGCTGAAGGGCAAGGACTCGCTCACCCCGATGGTGGTGAACCCGAAGCCGGCACCGGGCGACCCGCTCGGCCAACGCGGCACCGTGGGCTGGAAGGCGTACACGGCCTGCGTGATCCTCAACGACGCGTGGATCGCGCGTCTGGAGGTTGCCGCCACCGCCTAAGCGGTGTGACGGTCCACATCCCGCAACTTCCGGAGCAACACCATGCCCACTCTGAACAACGTGAAGTCCAACGCAGCCACCGTGTTCAACCACACGGTTGGCGAAATCGTCACCTCCTCGGCGACGGCAGCCGCACTCACGATCACGCCCGGCTTCATGCCGCGTATCGTGCGCTTCCACAACGTGACCGATCGCATCAGCGATGAGTGGTACGACGGGATGGACGAGATGTCCATCTACGAAGCCCTCATCGGCATCGCTGCCAAGCTCGATGCCGACGCAGGCGTGACCGACACGAACTACGGAACGCTCACCGCCCCGGCTTCGGCGGCGCTCAGCGATCTGGTCGCGGCTGTCGGCGTGCTGACGGCCAAGCTCGATGCCGACGCGGGCGTGACCGACACGAACTACACGGCGCTTTACGGTGCCCCGGCGGCGACGGTCGTCGCGCTGCGTGCTGCGATCGTTGGCATCGACGCCAAGCTCGATGCGGACGCAGGCGTGACCGACACGAACTACGGCGCGCTGTGGAACAACACCGCATCGTCGCTGCACACGGTTGCGGCCGGCACGCGCACGTTCGAGAAGACGAACGGCATCCTCGTGAACACGGACGGATCATTCACGCTCAGCGCCACGACCATGGTGGCGTCCAAGCGCTTCTCGTGGGAAGCGATCGGCTGATCAACGGCGTTGGGGACGGGGGTGGCACCCGTCCCCCTTTTTGGGGGTGACCCCTATGGCCTACAGTGAGGCGATCCCCATGAGCGACTGCATCGCGCGCATCGAGAAGATGGCCAACGGCTACGAGGTGGAAATCCGCGACCCAAAAATCGCGGCTGAAAACGTGAAGCCGCGATCCAGCTGGCAAGACCCGATGCGCAGCTACGCCTTCAAGAATGCCGAGGAGGTGGGGACGTTCTTGACCTCCATCCTCGACAAGCTCGCGCCCATCGAAGAGGACGAGTTCGCCGCGGCCTTCAAGGCTGCAACATCCGCAGACAACGACGAGGACGATTGATGAACGCCGAAACCACAACCGCCAGTGCTGCTCCTTCCGTCGCCGACTTGGCGCCGAATCTCGGGGCAGATGACGAAGTACACGAACTTCCTCCGCTTCCCCCGCCCGGCATGGCGGGGGACATCCCCACGCAGCTGGCGGCACTGCAGCAGCAAGTTGCAGCGCTTCTCGCGCTCATGCCCGGGGTGGTGCAGATCGCGGGTGCCGCGGCCGCCAGCATTCCCAAGATCGGGGACGAGGCGCTGCAAGCCGCTGCCGCTGCGCAGCCGCTGCCACAAGCGCCGGTCAACGAGCGGCGCGTGAAAATCATTCTCGAAGACAACGACGCGATCCCGCCCGGCGGGCAGTTCGCTTCGGTCGACGGGCGCCCCTTCCTGCTGCAGTCGGGCATGGAAATGGACGCACCGATCTCGCTGCTCGACGTGCTCGACCACGCGATCACGTCGATTCCGGTGTGTGACGAAAACCGCAACGTGATCGGGTACCGCGACCGGCTGCGCTTCCCGTATCGCGTCGTGCGCACGAGCGACGAGTAAGGCATGAACCTCGGCGAGCAGCTGGACGAATTGCGCGGCAATATCCTGCGCGACACCAGCGACATCATCGCCGGGGAGTCTGATCGCCTTTGGACGGATGAAACGCTGCTTCGCTACATCGGCGAAGGGGAGCGGCGTTTCACACGAGAGACCCTGATCCTGCGTGATGGCAACACTCCTGAGTTTTGCCGGATCACGCTCAAGGTCGGCGTGCGCGATTACCCGCTGCACGAACAGGTCATCGCACTGGTTTCCGCTCGCGCAGCGACCCAACCCACGGACCTGTATCGTGGCGGCCACGCCCTCGTGCAGCCGCCGAAGGTGCGAGAGGTCATCAACTTCGAGACGATCTCCAACGACACGTCGACGGCTGGGCCGCCGATCGCCATCTACACCGACGAGACGCTGGTGTACGCCTCGCAGAACCGGGTGACGGCGTCGATCTACCCGGTACCGGATACCGCGTCGGACGGGCTCGTGGTGAACATGCGGGTCGTGCGACTGCCGCGCGACTGCTACAGCCTCGACGATCTCGAACGGCCCTCCGAGCTGCCGCGCGACTACCAGCTCGATGTGCTGCAGTGGGCGGCGTACCGCGCCAAGGCCAACCATGACGGCGATGCAGGCTCTGCGACCAGTGCCGGCACTCACGAAGAAGCGTTCGAGAAAGCAGTGGCGCGTGCCATTCGCGAGACCAAGCGCAAGGTGCTGGTGGGCACCGGCCTGAATTACGGTACCAACGGCTTTAGCTGGGTGCGCTGATCATGGCGACACAACAGCTGCAGCGTGACCAAGACGTCGTCGCGTACACGGCCTTCAACGGCCTGCGCAGTGACGTGACGCCAGAGCGCTTCGATCTTGGCGATCTGACCGTTGGGGACAACATCGATATCGACAAGTCCGGACGCATCACGCGGCGCGCGGGCTACGCATCCCTTTTCGCACAGGCGTCGCACTCGTTGTGGTCGGATCAGTTGCAGGAGATGTGCTTTCGGGTGCGCGCGCAGGCGCTGTACCGCATCATGCCTGACTGGAGCGAGGTCTTCGTCACGAGCCTTGCCAGCAACGCGCGCATGTCGTACGAACGCGTCGGCAACAGGGTCTACTACAGCAACGGGCAGGATGTCGGCGTGTACGAAAACGGCGCCGCACGCAGCTGGGGTCTGCCGCAAGCGCCCGCGCCCGATGCGTCGGCGACGTCCGGCTCCATGCCTGCCGGCACGTACCAGTTCACGATGACGTGGCTGCGCGGTGATGGGCAGGAGTCTGGCGCAGCGCTGTGTGGCCAGATCACGCTCGGCTACAACAGCGGGATCGTGTTCGCGCTTCCGGTGTCCGCACATCCTGATGTTGTCGGCAAGGTCTTGTACCTGTCGCCGCCGAATGCGGAAGTGCCGTTCGAGGCTGTGGCCATGAACAACGCCCAGACCAGCCTCACGTGGACGAGCGATCCGAGCGCGCTGTCGTATCCGCTAAAGACCCAGTTTCGCCAACCGGCGCCCGCGGGGCAGCTGGTTGCTTTCTTCCGCGGCCAGATGCTCGTGGCCGCGGAAGACACGCTCTACATCTCCGACGCGTACGCCTACGAGCGGTTCAATTTGCGGCGTTACGTTCAACTCGATGGGCGCATCACGTTGCTTGCACCGTTCGACGCGAAGGATCGCAACGACGGCCCGAGCCGCGAAAGCGGCATTTTCATTGGCACGGATCGCTCCACCGGCATCATCGCCGGCACCGACACGGACGCGTGGCAGTACGTGGCCAAGGCGGAATACGGGGCGGTGTTCGGCGCCATGGACTATGTTGACGGCGCGCTCTTTCATAAAGGCGAGGCTGGTGTGCAGCGACTCCCAATGTGGCTTTCCACGCAGGGAGTGTGTGTTGGCATGCCGGACTTGATGATTAATAATCTCACGCGTTCTACGTTTACTTTTCCTGCGACGGGGCAGGGCGCGGCGTTGTTCATGCCGACCGTGAACAGGTTTATCGCAACGGCAAACTTATAGGAGCCACACCATGACGACGCGAATCTCCACAGGGATGGCAAACTTCATCGCGAAGTACGGTGGGTATGCCGACGCACTCAATGGTGGGTGCATGAAGATTTTCACCGGCACGCAGCCCGCCTCCGCGGACGCGGCCGAGACCGGCACGCTGCTGTGCACGATCACCGACAATTCGCAGGCGCGAACCGCTGAAGTGCTGGCCACCGCGACGGTGACGCTTACGGGCGGCGCGAGCGGGTCGGTGAACACGGTGACGGTTGGCGGCAACGACATCCTTGGTGGTGCGGTGCCTTTCAACTCCACACTCTCCCAGACTGCCTCGGATGTTGCAGCGCAGATCAACGCCAACAACATCGAGCCGGGTTTCACCGCGAACGCTGTGGGTGCGGTGATCACGCTCACTCCGCTGCCGGGGCAAGGCGCGAACATTAACGGAACGGCGGTGTCGGCGACGCTCACCACGATCACCGCGTCGTACGTCAACTTCTCAGGCGGCGTCACGGCGGTCAACGGGCTGAAGTTCAGCGCCGCGGCGGCCGGTGTTATTTCCAAGCGCTCCGGCCAAACGTGGTCGGGTGTCAACGCCGCCGCCGGGCTGGCCGGTTGGTTCCGCTTCTACGGCAGCGTGGCTGATGCTGGGGCGCTCGACACTACCGGCACCAAGCTGCGTGTCGATGGCGCGGTCGCTACCGCGGGCGCGGAGCTGAGCTTGAACAACACCAACTTCGCGGTCAGCGTGCCGACCGTCATCCAGTCGGGGACGGGGACCGTTCCGACGTCGGCGTAAGGACTAGCCTATGCCCGCACTGACCGGCGTAGCCGTCACCAGTGCGACTGGGACTGTCAAAGCCAATGTCTCGATCAGGCTGACCGGCGTCAGCCTGTCGGTCGGGCTGGGGACACTCGGGGTCGCATCCACACCGCAGTCGATGCGGCTGCGCCTGCCAGCCTTCCGCGTATCGATGGCAGGCATCTCCGCGCAAGCGGGCGATCTGCAGCTGCGCCTGCCCGCGCCGCGGGTTTCGGCGACAGGCGTGGTGCCGAGCGTCGGCACGTTCGATCTTACGTTCCCGCCCCTGCAGCTGTCGATGCAGGGCCCCGATCGGTTCGCACTGGCACTCCCGGCCTTTAGCCTTGCGCTGACAGGAGCCACGGCCGAAGTCGGCGATCTGAGGCTCGCGCTGCCACCGCTGCGCGTAGCGCTGGCATCGGCGGTCCCCAGTGTCGGCGATCTCGCGATTGCGCTGCCGCCAGCGCCCTTCGCGTTCGCGGGTGTCACGGCCACCAGCGGTCGGTTGGCGCTGGCGCTGCGCGGTGCGGCGATGTCCCTGTCCGGCGCCACCGGCACGGCGGGGGTCGTGGCGCTGCAGCTGCCGCCCTTCCGGCTGGGGATGACGGGCTACGGGCCCTTGAGCGGGTCGTTTGCGCTGGCGCTGCCGGCGATGTATCTGCACATGGTGGGGGTGCCGACGCGCATCGGCGGCTCGATGGCTCTTGTCATGCACACCGAGCGGCAGGCGCTGACGCAATACACGAACTACCCCTTCAACTCCTTCGCGGCGTTCAACGGCGTGTTCTTGGGCGCGAGTGATGCTGGCGTGTTCACGCTGTCCGGGTCGACGGACAACGGGGCGCCCATCCAGTCTGCTGCCCGTGTCGGTATTACCGACTTCGGCACTTCGCACTTGAAGCGCGTCGAGCGCGTCTACATCGGCATGCGGGCCAGCGGGCGCATGCTGCTGCGCGTGATTACCGACGAGCGCTGGACGCGCGACTATGCGATCGCAGCGCCAAGCGATCCGGGGCTGCATGGCGCGCATGTGAAGCTCGGGCGCGGGCTGGAAGCGCGCTACTGGCAGTTTGAAATCCGCAACCGCGACGGCAGCGATTTCAGTCTTGATATCGTCGAGCCCAAGCTGATCAAGTTGCCGCGCCGTGTCGGTGGCGGCGATGCGTGAGTATCTCAGCGGGATTCATTTCTTCTTTGGAGAGTCCCCCGAGGAGCGCGCAGCGTCGATGCAGTATGTCGGTGTTGCGCGCACGCAGCTGGGCATCCTGAAAAATCTCATGCAGTTGGGCGCCAGTGTCGCGCACACCCGCGTAGTCGTGCTGCCGGACGGCGCGACTATTCGCTGCAGCTCGATCGCAGGCAACGACATCGTGAGAATCACGCCGCCGGTCACCGCGACGGAAAGTGCGGGCGCTGCGCAGCAGGGTCTTTCCGAGACGCAGCCGACATCACCGGGGGCGCGTTGGTTCGTTGCTGGATACCAAGTCATCGCGACGTTCTCGAAGCCGACGCTCTGGACGAGTGCCGGCGCGACGCTCTTGCCCGATGGTGGGTTTGGTGCCGATGGGGAAGCAACTTCGATCATTACGAAAAGCGGTGTGCTGGTAGCAGTGGTTGGGTGGCTCCACAACGGCAGCTACGACGAGGTCGTGTGGTGGAAACAGGTCAGTGGAGCGTGGGTGCTTCACCGCAGCGGGATCACTTGGAATTTCTTCGATCCGATGGGGCGAGTCTTCAGCGGCTCGGCGCTTGTCTGGGACTTCGCCGCCGGCGTACCAGTCATTCCCTCTTTGCCGTCGATTCCGATTCGCAACCCTTACCCGCATACGGTGCGCGTGGCTGTTCAAGAGTGGCAGCAATTTTCTTCGCCGGGCTACGGCGCTCTCACCATCCCTGCGATGGCTGTATTTGAGATCAATGACGGTGCGACTGTTTCGACAGTAGGTGTGTGGGGCGGCCCGCCAAATAACGTGTACTACAGAGACGACCTGACACTCGATGAGTGGATGTCGTTCATCGCCTCGCAGTCCCCGGACATTGCGAACTACCCGACGCCGACTCCACCGACAGTAACGTATGCAACTATCTACGGACCCTTCAGCGCTTCAACCGGGCTCGCAGGCACGACATACAACTTGAGCTATTCGAGCGCTTTCGCCTATCAGACGCAACTTGTGTTTTCGTGGGACGGCTCGACGGATCGAATGACGGTGGCTATTCACGGGATGTATAACACCCCGAGCAGCACACTACAGCTCACGGTTCCTTTGCAGACGATTTCGTCCACAGTGGCTCTGTCGTGGGTGTCGATCGACGGCAAGTGGGTCGCAGGATGGGAGCCTGAAGGGTATTACTACAACAGCGGCTTTTTCTCAGGTTTCGCGTTTGGCGCGGACCAAAGGCCGATGCGGTACTCGGTGTCGACTGGAGTGCAGTGGATGGAGCTGCCAGCCGGGATACCAAACCCGAATGCTGCCAGCCCGTGGATCGGCAGCAACGGAGCGGTGCTCGATGACGTTGGCACGCAAGGTGGGACAACCTTGGCACAAGTGCGCTGGACCCCGACGCTATTCACCATTCACCCGGTTGGCGAGCTTTACACCGATGGCGTGTCGTATGGTGGCACGGCTACTTGTGGCGGCACGAATGACACCGGCCGGCCGTGGGCGTGGACGGAAAACGGTGGCGTGAAGTTTCTTCCACTCCCCGCGGGCTGCACCTTCGGGGAGGGCAATCACGTCACTGATGACGGCACGACCATCGGGGACGTAAACGACGGATCGACTTCGTGGGTGGTGCTGTGGTTCAAGGGCCAAGTTGTCCTGCAACTGAATAGCAGCAACCTCTGGTTCAACGATGTTGCCACTGTGGGATGAGCCCTCGATGACCGAACTGTTCAGTTGGCCAAAAGTTCCATACAATGCCGTAGCTCTGCAGGAGGGCCCGCGTGCCTAACGTCAATATCACGGTATCCCCGCAGCCGTTCGACAACACCGCAGCATCCACGATCGCGTCGGTTCAGTCTGTCGTCAACGCAGGGCTCGATTCATCGCAGGCGTTCGCACGCGAGATGGTGGCACAAGCGTCGGGGTTTCTCGACCAGATGCGTGCGATCGCGGTGCAAGTTGCAGCGGTGTCGTTCGCCAGTGTTCCCGCGATCGGCACGATCAACACGACGATCACGCCCTTCACGATGCCGGCAGCTCCGGTGGAGCCCACGGACCTTGCGTTCGTGTCTCCCAGCGCACCGGCAGGATTCACCGGTACTGCCGTGACTCCCCTGAGTGTTGGCACGGTGCCTTCGTTCACGGCGGCCGCGCCGACGTTCACGCCCCCCGCGGTTCCTACACCGCTGGACATGTCGCCGCCGGCAGCACCAACACTGGACTCGGTGTCGCTGCCCACCTCGCCGACGCTGACGCTGCCCGATGTGCCGTCGCTGCTGCCGATCAACGTGCCGACAGCGCCGCTGCTCGATCTACCGTCGTTCACGGCCGTGGCGCCCACGGCACCCACGGCGCCGGGCAACGTGTTTGGTTTCAACGAGACGGCCTACACCTCCACGCTGCTGACCAGCCTGCGCACGATCTTGCAGACGTGGGTATCCGGAACGAATACGGGGCTTGACCCGACTGTTGAAGCGGCTCTTTTCGAGCGCGAGCGCCAGCGCGAGACGGTCATCACCAATCGCAAGATTGAGTCGGTGGTGCGCGACTTCGCACGTTCCGGCTTCACGCGCCCCCCGGGTGCGATGGCCATTGAGATTGGTGACGCGCTGCAGGAGCAGCAAAGCACGCTGGTTGGCAAGTCGCGTGAGATCATGATCGCGCAGGCCAATCTGGAGCAAACGAACCGTCGCTTCGCGATGGAACAGGCGTGGAAGCTCGAAGAGGGATTCATCCAGTACCAAGGGATGATCGCAGCACGCGCGCTGGAAGCTGCAAAGTTCGCACAGCAAGTCGCGATCGACATCTTTCGCGAAGTGGTGGCGCGGTACGGGCACGACGTCGAGGCATACAACGCGCAGGTGCAGGCATTCCGTGAAACACTGCAGGCCGAGCTGGCTAAGCTGGAGGTCTACAAGTCCGAGATCGAGGCGCAACGCCTGATCGGCACGATCAACGAGCAGGCAATCAGCATCTACACGCAGCGCGTTGGAGCGCTGCGTACGATCATCGATCTGTTCACGGCGGAAGTCGCTGCAGCGAATGCGCAGGCGACGGTCAACAAGACCCAGATCGAAGCGTTCGCTGCGCTGGTTTCTGGCTACGAGGCGCGTGTGCGTGCCAAGGCCACGGAGTACCAAGGCTTTGCCACGCTGATGCAGGGTGAGCAAATCAAGTCGGACATCTTCAAGACGCTGGCCGAAGCGTACGGGCAGCAAGTGCAAGGCTACAGCGCAGGCGTCACCGCGCAGGTCGAGTCCAAGAAGATCGAACTTGATATCAAACAGCGCGTGCCGCTGGAGGTCTACAAGACAGGCGCCGACGTGTTCCGCGTGCTCAGCGAAGCTGAAGGAACGCGGGTTAGCGCACGCAACCAGACCTACAGTACGCGCGCCAATGTGTTCGACGTTGCAGCCCGCGGCGAAGGCACGCGGGTGAACGCCGAGGTGACCCAGTACAAGGCGCAGGCAGATGTTGCGATCGCGCAGCTCAATGCCGATGTCGAGGTGCTGAAGGCGAACCTGCAAAAGTTCATGCAGCAGCTTTCGCTGCTCGTCGAAGCCGCCAAGTCCGGCGGGCAGGTCTCCGCGCAGGTGGCCGGATCGGCGCTCGCGGGGTTCAACTTCTCCGCTGGCATGCACGCGCAGGGCTCTGCCTCCGAGGGCTACCAAGCGAACAACTCCACCAACCTGTCGGCGCAAGTCTCCGCGCAGGACAGCTCGTCGACGATTACCGAAACGATCACGCAGTACAACCCGTAGAGGAATGGCCATGGCCGACGTTCTTTCTCCCCAAGACACGCAAAAGCTCGCGGATCGGGCGGCGTTGGCCACCCCTATCGCGGCAGCCAAGGATGTCACCACGTTACCGTGGCGCGCGATTTTCGGCGCGGCCAATTCCGCAATCCGCGGGGTGAACACGGTGCTGCCGGTGGGCACCAACATCCCCTACATCCCCAAGCAGGCGTTCGGCCCCACGGGCGACAGCACCTCGATGACGCCGTTCTCCGATGTGCTGGCGAAGAACACGGGCTCCGTGGGCGGCAACTGGGGCGATGCGGCCACGGCGGCGATGCCCAAGACTGCGCCGCCGCCGGTCGTGCCTGCGCCTGCGCCCGCACTATCGGCGACGCCGAGCACGAACGTAGCCTCGCCTGCAGCAGCTGCGGCCCCGGCGCCACTGACCGGCGGGGCGGTATCGCCGGTTGGAAGCATCACCAAGACGACGCTGAACGCCGATGGCACGGCGGGCAAGACGCTGACGATGCAGGCGCCTGCACCAGCACCGGCATCCCCGCCGACGCCTGCGCAGGCTGCCGGTGCGACGGGGGGCGGCATCATCGATCCCACACTTGCAACACAGGCAGGGATCGACCAGCACGTGGCGTACGTGCAGAGGATTTTGCCGATCCTGATGCAAGCTGCTTCCAGTTACGGCGATCCGCGCAATGCGGGTGGTCACCTGCAGTCGCTCATGCACGCGTTCGGCAACATGGACCCGGCGCGCGAGAACGTGAGTGGGGCTAACGCGATCAACACGGGTACTTTCGGGACTCGACAAACTGCCCTCAATGCTGCGACGCAGATGAGTTTGAGGAGCGCAGAACTTGGCGAGAAACAGCACGAGTTCGACAACACTGCGCAGCCCATTGGAACAGAGACGACGTACGGCCCCGGCGGCATGCCGATGGGGACGACCACGACATACGGAGCACGAGTAGGGGCATCGCCGATTACCCCCATCAGCGCGAGCAAGCCGAAAACCTATGTGAAAGACATGATCTACCAGTCCGGTGGCGAGCAGCGCAAGTATGGTGGTAAGGATGCAGCCGGCAACGACATCTGGCTGCCGGTGAAGTAAATGGCCGAGTTCGATCCGAGCCAAGCGACACTAGCCCCCGGGCAGTTCGACCCAAGCCAAGCGGTGCCGGTGCCGCCCGCACCACCACGCGGGCCTGTCGCAGAAGTCGCAACGGGCCTCGCGCGCGGCGCGCTCGTAGGGCTGCCCACTCTCGCTGGTCAGGCGCTTCAGTACGCCACCACACCGGGCAGCGGTGTGCACGAGTTTGCTCGTGCGCTCATCGACAATGCGACCGAGCGCGGGCAAGCGCCGGGGTTGATGCTGCAGCCCGGCGAGCACGGCATGGTTACCAACGCACTGGCATCTGGTGCCGAGATGTTGGCGCCGGCCGCTGGGGTACCGCTGGCTATCGGTGCCGGTGCCAGCGCGCTGGGGGCCTCTCCGCTCCTCGCAGGTGGTGCAGCGATTGCAGGTGCCGGTGCGCTGTTCGGCGCGCAGCAGGGGCAAGCCACGCTGGAGAAAGCCGAGAAGGCAGGCGTGGCACCCGATGTGGCCCAGACCGCGGCGCGCCTGAACGCAGCGCAGACCTTCGCTTCCCAGACCGCCCTCGGCTTCGTGGGCGGAAAGCTGCTCGGGCGTTTCGGGCAGGCCATGGGGTCGATCTTCCAGTCGGAAGGCGCCCCGCTCGCGCAAGAGACGATGGCCGCGCTTACCGGCACGAACGGCACGCTTATGCCGTTCCTGAAGCAGTTGCCGCTTTCGGTCGGCGAGGCTGTGGGCCTGAACGCAGCGCAGGCGGCGACAAGTGCCGCCATCGAGAACAACTACGGCATCGACAACACATCGCCGGCAGAGGCGGCGAAAGACACGATCGGCGCGTCGCTGGGCATGACGGCGCTCATGACACCGCTCGGGCTTGTTGCGCGGGCCGCCGCGGTGCGTTCCGCGCAGACCCGCACGTTTACTCTGGCCAACGGCGACAGCCCGCCCGAGATTCGCTCCCAGCTGGCGGGCGAGTACGCCGCGGCGCTGCAGAAGGTCGATCCGCAAGCGGCAGGCGCGTTCAGGCTGAACGCCAACATCGCAATCCAGCACAGGCTGCACATGGACGTGGACAGCAGCTTGCTACAGCCCGGGGCGGTCACGGTTCCGATGCCGGAGCCAGAAGCGCCTGCGCCAGTGCAACCCCAACCGAGTGGCCCTCCGCTGCTCGGACGCGACCCACAGGCTGGCCAGATGGTGGTGTTCCCCGATGGCACTACGGGGTTTCGCTCCGATGTCGAAAACTACGTTGCAGGTTTGCCGGAAGACCAGCAAGTCGCTGCACGCGCAAAGCTGCTTGGGTACGGTGCGCAGGAAGTCGACAACTCGATCCCGAAGGACGCACTCGATCTACACGCGCAGGTGAAGCAGGCGCTGGCCGATGGTGGCGTGGCGCCGGCTGCGCCGATGTCTCGCAAGGACTTCTATGCCAGCGACGCGGCCAAAGACCTGAAGGGGCAGGAACGCGCCAAGGCGTATCGGGACTATCTCGCCAGTCCGGACACGCAGCGTGACCTGATGCGGCAGGACGCGGACGCGTACGACAAGCTGCAAGAGTCGCTCGCGCAACAGCGCGCGAGCGAAGAGGCTGCCGCGACGACGCCGCGCAACCCGCCGCCCGTAGATACGCAGGCAGAGTCCACACCGGGCGTTCCGGCCATGGCGGCAGCGATGACCGAGGCGCTGAAAAAGCGCGACGTCGACGCCGCGTTCGCGCAGCAAGAGGCCACCAAGAAGGCGCAGCTTGACGCGATTCAGAACATTGCGCACGGCGAGGCACTGGCTCAGGCGGCCGAGCGCGGTGAACTGAAGCCGGATGTGAATGCCCCGAAGACGAAAGACGCGCTCGTTGCCGACTGGCACGAGGCGATGGCCGCTAACGACATGGACACCAAGGCGCAGGCCCGGGTGCCTTTCGAGAAGCGCCTCGACGCGCTGGGCATCGACAAGATGGCTACGCATCAGGAGCAGATCGACGCGATCCGTTCTGTGGCCGATGACAAAAAAGTCAGCCAAGGCATGCGCGACCGCATGTCGATGCTCGCGGACAAGTTGCAAGCCGAGATGCCCGCCAAGGAGCCCGAGCCGGTTCCAGTCGAAAAAACGGAAGCGGCCGCGGCCAAGACCGACACGCAGGTGGCCGCGGAGCCCGGCACCCAGACAGGCCGGCAGGCGGTACTCGAAGGGCTCAAGCAGCCCGGGGCCACGCGTGTGGAAGTGCTGGGACAGCTGCGCGATCGCGCACAGGCCGAAGCCGCCGATCTGGTGGCACATCCTGACGAGGCGAAGGCCGAGCAGCTGCAGACCAAGCTCGATCACCTCGCCGCAGTGGAACCCAAGGCCAAGGAGCTGGATGCTGCCGACGCGTTGGGCGAGCCGCCTGCGCAAGCGGCTGCTCTTGGCGAGAACATCGCGCCGCGGCCGCCGGGCGTGTCGGGCATGCCCGATAACATTCCGCCCAAGCCGCCGAAGGTCTCGAAAGCCAAGATGACGTTGTCCGAGCGGCGCGACGCGCGCGCTCGTGCACAGGCCGAGAAAGAAGCGGCGCCACCCCCGAGCAACGAGGAGTTCCAAGGCGACTCCGGTGTGCGCAGCCTGTCTGAGCTGGCGGATGAAACCGCTGACAGGATTGCAGCGCTGCGCGCCGAGTTCACGGCGCGCATGCGCGCTGGTGAGAAGCTCTCGCCGCTGGAGCAGGAGCGCTTCAACGACCTGACCGGCGCGGCGCACTCCATCGGCGCGTACACGGAAGGCAAGGCGTCGCCTTCCGATGCGGCGTACGTCAACTTCATCTCGCACTTCGTGTACGAAGCCAGCAAGCCGTACACGCGAACAAAACGCGGCACGACGGGCACTGATGAAATCCTCTCGCGCCTCGGCGGCCCGACGATGGAGCACCCCGATCAGGTGAATCCGGCGCTGCTGGTGCCGGCTGCGTATTCGCACAAGGTTGCCGACGTGCTCGCGCACCTGTCGGAAAATGGCTCGCACCCGTGGGTGCGCGAGCTGGCAGCGAAGCTGGAGAAGTTGCTGCCTGAAACCGGCATCGTCGCCGGTCGGGAAGTCCTAACGGTAGGCACCTCGAATGACGGCGCTCCGCTGCTTCAGGTCGCGACGTACAACCATCGCGACAACATGATCCGGATCAATGCCGCGTCCGAATCGACGCTCTTGCACGAGGCGACGCACGCAGCGACGGTCTCGCAGCTCGATCGAGCGGCGCAGCTACTGAGAGGTGCAAAAGTCATCGATCAGCGCGACGCGCAGCTGAAGGCTGCGGCGCTCGATCTCACTCAGGCGATGCACGAGGCGGCGCGTCTTCCGGGGGCTGACGGCCAATACGGCATGACCGATGTGCGCGAGTTCGTCGCCGAACTGCACGCGAACGCACAGTTCCGCGAATTTCTCAAGCAGGCCCCCACGCTCTGGGGCCGTGTCGTCAACGCAATCCGTCGCTTGTTGGGGATGAGTGAGCGCGAGAGTCCCCTGCTGGAGCGCGCGCTCGACGCATCGGAGCCGTTCTTCTCCGAGAACCGTATTGCGGCCGATTTCTCCAGCACGCCGGCACACGCGGCGGATGCGTTCACGGGCGCACTGAATCGCGTGATCATGGCCGCCGACAACGAGCGCACGCCGTTCGCGAAGCTCTCCGAGAAAGCGTTCGCTGCGGTGCTGCCGCTGAAGACGGTGGACTTCATCGCGCACCAGATTCGCGGTATCCCCGAGATGGTGGCCAGCGGCTTCTCGCGCGGTGTGGATGCCTTTCAGGCGGCCAACACGTCGCACCGGGTGGCATCCGAGCATCTCAATCTCGCCGGCTCCCGATACATCGGCGCCTTGGAGCGCTCGCTGCGCGAAACGGGCGATGCTGCCAAGGCGCAGCAGCTGCAGCGCGAGATGGCCATCATCGGCGGCGAGGCAAGCCGCGTGGGCTTCGACTACCGCAAGAACGGTCGCGACAACATCGCCGCGGACCCGACGCTCAATGCGGCCGACAAGCCGTACATGGACGAGATTCACCGCCGCTTCACGCAGCTGCAGCGCCAGCATCCGGAGCTGGCCAAGGCGCTGGAAGACGGCGAACGGTTGAACCGTGCGGCCCTGATCAACAAGGTCTCCACGCTCGCGGCCAACATCATGGATGCGCGAGCTGGCGTGGCACGGCGTCTTGCAGCGGAACTGCAGCGCATGGACCCGGCCGATGCGCGGCTCGCGCAGCTGCAGGCGCAGGTGAAGGCCACCACACTGGAGAGCACGTTCGCAGCGCAGCACTCGCCCCTGCTGGACTTCATGGACCGCTCGCTGCGCACGGCGAAGAACCCGGACCCGGTGCGCTTTGCGGACGGCGCGTCTGCAGTGCTGGGGCAGCGGCTGGCCAATGCGTTTCAAGCTGCCGCGCAGCTGCCGGTAGGCACACCCCTTCGCGAACACATGAAGGCGCTTGCCGATCTGTATTTCGCGCAGGTGAAAAACCCGTACTTCAGCCTCGGACGCGACGGCGACTATTTCGTCAAGTTGAACTTCAAGGGGGTCGATGCCGCAGCGAACGCGCGCATCCAGAAGGCGCTTGAAGGCACCAACAAGGTGGTGGGCGATCTGACGCGAGGTGACTCCCACGCGTTCTTCCGGGTCGATTCGATCGACGAGGCTCGCGCGCTGCACGACAGGCTGTTGCTTGCAGGGCAGGACAAGATCGAGTCCGGCTCGTCGTATGGCCTGCTGGCCGAGCACCCCAACGAGGCGAGCGGCGTGGCCCCTGCGCTGCGCTCGCTGCTTTCCAGCCTCGACGACACGGTGGCCAATACGCCCGGCCTGCGCGCCGATCAGGCGGCGCTGATGAAGGCGTCGATCGCGCGGCAGGTGATGTCGATGCTGCCCGAGACGGCCGCGCGATCCGCGAACATGCAGCGCCGCGGTGTGCCGGGCTACGACGCCAATTTCGCCAACAGCTTCGCGCGGCGCGCGGGCGCCGCGGTACACGAGACCGCAGGGCTTTACACCAACCGCGCGTACATGGACGCGGCCCGCCAGCGCAGCGAAGCAATCGAGCAGCTCAATAAGACTGGCAGCCTCGAAGGCCGCGTTCGTGCGCAGCAGGTGGACAGCGAAATTGGCAAGCGCTTTGCCGACATGATGAAGCCCACGGGCAATTCCATCGTGAGTGCGGCGACGTCGCTTTCGCACAGCTTCTACCTCGGCCTGTCACCCGCGTTCTTCCTGCGTACGATGGCGCAGCCGTGGCACCGAGGTATCCCGATCACTGGCAGTAAGTTCGGCTATGCGCAGGCGGTGCGCGAACTGGCCGGAGCGACGCCGGTGGCAATGAAGATCGTGGCCAACTCCATCAGGGCGGCGGTGGCCAAGGATGGCGCGCGCGGTCTGATCGGAGCGCCCATCGAGCTGAAAGACTTGGACCTACCGGCCAACGAGCAGGCGTTCCTCGAAGAGTTGCACCTGCGCGGTGTGCTCGATCTGGGTGAGAGCCAGCAGCTGATGAAAGCCGCGGAAGCCGCCGGCACGCGCAAGTACAAAGACCTGCTGCGCATGGCCTCGGTAACGGCGCAGCTGTCGGAGATGTCCAACCGGCTTGTGATGGGCCTGTCCGCATTCCGGCTCGCCGAGCAACGCCCGGGGCTGCTTGGTAAGGAGACCAGCACCGATTACGCGATCCGTGCGATCAACCTCGCGATGGATAACTTCGATCCTGCAAACACCGATCGCGCCACTGGGCGTCATGGCGTGGCCGGACCGCTGACACCGCTGTTCACGCAGTTCATGAAATATGCGCTGCAGACCATGCAGCAGATCGCGCGCACGACACACGACGGCTTTTTCGGGCAGGACAAGAGCCCCGAGGGCCTGCAGCGCGCCACCGAGGCGCGGCGCGAGTTCGCGGGCTTGATGGCTACCACCGCCATGGTCAGCGGCGCGCTCGGGCTGCCGTTCGCGAATGCCTTCGCTGGCATCTACAACAACTTCATGCGCGACGAGGACAAGCCAGAAGACGTGCGCATCTCGATCCGCAACTGGGCCGACACGGTGTTTGGACACGACGTGGCGGGGCTGCTGATGCACGGGCTGCCCAACCTCGCTGGTGTAGACAGCAGCACGTTCGGTCTGCAAGGCATCCTGCCGGGCTCCGATTTCCTTGCCAGCCGCATGCTGTGGAAAGACCGCAGCGAAGCGCAGGCGCGCTCGATGCTCGGGCCGGCCGTGAGCCTCGGGCTCGATCTGGGTGATGCGTTCAGCAAGATGTCCGATGGCTACTGGCTCAAGGGCATCGAGGCGGCGCTGCCGGTGGGCCTGCGCACCTACTTCAAGGCCGAAGAACTCGCACGCCTTGGTCACTACACGGACTCCAAGGGCAACCCGATTCCGCTCAAGCCCGGTGCGGGCGATGTGGCGTGGCGCGCACTGGGGTTTCAGACGGCCGATAAGGCGGAGCAAGGCGAAGCGGCACGCGACTTCTATACAAACCAGCAGCTGCTGAAGCATCGTCGCGATGTGATCGTCGACAACTTCTACAAGGGCGTGAGTGATCCGTCGAAGATTGCGCAGGCAAGTCAAGACATGCAGGCGTTCAACGCCAAGAACCCGACGCAGCCGATCACAGGGCAAGAGATTGGTAGCGCGATTCGTGGGCGCACGATGGCGTACATGCTCGGGCTGGCTTCCGGCACGGGTGTCTCGGCATCCAAGCGCCAGTACCCGGCGCTCACCGCCAGCGAGCGATTTGCCGCTATGCCGACGCAATAGGATGAGCTACACTGCCTCGCAAATTTAACTAAGGATCGTCCCGTGTCCGCAGACCCCACCACCGAAGTTCCGCTGATCTGGACGACAAAGGGCAATTTGCCGATCGCGTCGCTGCAGCAGTTTGTGCAGTGGGAGCTGACGGACGATTACGTGAAGTTCCGCGAGGTCCACAAGACTGCGGACGGCGAAATCGTGAGGGACGCCACGCACATCTACAAGCGCAAGGGCGTTGATCTGAGCGCGGTCGCGGAGCTGCCGGCGGCGCCGGTCTGAAAGGAACCTCATGGCCAACACCCAAGCCGTTTGCAACAGCTTCAAGACAGAGCTGATGAACGCGATCCACGCGTTCGGCACTTCGGTCACTCGTGCAGTTACGACGCCCGACACGTTCAAGGCAGCGCTGTATGTTGCGACCGCCACCATCGACAAGACGACGACCGCGTACAGCGCGACCAATGAAGTGACTGGTACCAACTACACCGCGGGCGGTGTAGCGATTACCAACGCGATAGCACCATCCAATACATCGGACGTGACGCACTGGACGCCTTCGGCGTCTATCGCGTGGAGTACGGTGACGCTGTCGACCTCGTTCGACTGTGTGTTGTTCTACAACTCCACGCAGAGCAACAGGGCAGTGGCGGTGTTCACGTTCGGCGCCACCACCGTGTCGGCGGCCAACTTCAGCCTGACGATGCCCACGGACGACAACGTCACGGGCCTGATCCGGATCGCATGATGGACCCCCGCGGCCTTAACTGCGACTTCACGCTGGTGCGCGGCACGACCTTCGTGCGCACGCTGTATTTGGCCGATGCGCCGATTGTCTACAGGCCGATCACAGGGATCACCAACGCGGCTCCCGTGCGTATCACGGCGGTGGGGCACGGGCTGGTTACCGGACTTGCTGCGGCAGTTGCCGATGTGGTCGGCATGACCGAGATCAACGCGGCACATTCGCCGCCGCGGGCAAGTGACTATCGACCGGTGACGGTGATCGACGTCGATCACATTGAGTTCAACGACATCAGCTCGCTGGGGTTTGGCGCGTATGTCTCAGGCGGTGCGCTGCAGTATTACACCCCTGTGGACCTGACAGGTGCGCTGGTGACGATGAACCTGCGCGACGAGCCCGGTGGCAACGTATTGCTGGCGCTCACCAGCCCCGCGGGCGGCGTCGTGCTAGACAACACCGCCAAGACTGTGACGATCACGATCACGGATGTCCAGATTGCGGCGCTCACTCGGGACAGCTACGCGTTCGACGCCGAGATCAAGTATGCGAGTGGGCGCATCGATCCGATCATCTACGGCTACGCGTGGGTGGCGCCGTGATCAAAGTCAGGGTCACGCAGCCAAACGCGCGCTCCGTCGTGGCGATTGGCCCGGCCCTGAAGTTTTCGGTTCTGCGCATGACGGACGCGTCTTCGTCGTTTGTCGACCCGAGTTTTTATTTGCTTCAAGAGGATGGTTCGAGCAGGGTCATCCTTGAAGACAACTCCGGGGATTTGAAATTGGAGAACTCACCATGAAGCGCGTTGTTGGCCTATTGGCCCTCGTGTGGGGGCTGGCGTTTGGCCAGAGTTCCACGTTGTCGAACTTGCCGGCGGCTTCAGCGCTGAGTGGGCCAGAGCTGGTCTACGGTGTGCAGTCCGGTGCGAGTGTCAAGATCACGGCGGGCCAGATCAAGACGTTCACGGGTGGTGGCACCGTCACAAGCGCGTCGTGTACTCCGGCGAATGGTGTTACTTGCACTGTTGGCACCCCGACGACGACCCCTGCTTTTTCTGTCGGGCTTGGTGCGATCACGCCGACGAGCGTAAGTACCGGCAGCATCACGGCGACGACGGCGACGCTCTCCACGATTACCGGGCTACTTCTGGGCAACGGAGTGAACCCGATCACCGCGGCCACGAGTGGGGTCGATTACGCGCCCGCCACGAGTGGTGCCTCGATTCTCAAGGGCAGCGGCACGGGGGGTTTCGCGAATGCCACGTCCGGGACCGATTACGCGCCCGCCACGAGTGGCACGTCGATTCTCAAAGGTAGTGGTACAGGTGGTTTTAGTAGCGCGACGGCAGCTGTCGATTACGTCGCACCTTCGACCACCGTTAACGGCCATGCGCTGAGCGCGAACGTGACGGTGACGGCCTCCGATGTTGGTTTAGGCAGCGTCACGAACGATACACAAACAAAAGCTGCGATTGTCCCCAACACGGCCCCGAGTGCGGGGCAGCTGCTTGTAGGCAATGCAGGTGGTACTGCGTACGCACCGGTTAGCGCGAGTGGGGACTGCGCAGTCGCGAGCACGGGTGGCATCACCTGTACCAAGACAAACGGATCAGCGTTTGCGGCATCGGCCACAACCGACACGACCAATGCGAGCAATATTTCGTCGGGCACGCTCGCGGCGGCTCGCGGCGGAGCAGGAACGACAAGCGGCATTCTGAAGGCCAACGGTGCGGGACTCGTGAGCGCGGCGACGAGTGGAACGGACTACGCACCAGCTACGAGTGGCACGAGCATCCTGAAGGGCAACGGCTCCGGTGGATTTTCTGCCATCGTCAGCGGCACGGACCTCAAGACGATCAACAGCACGAGCATCATCGGTTCGGGCGACATCGCAATTAGTGCGACTCCTGCGGGAACGGGTTCGGAGCTGCAGTACCGCAACGCGGGGGCGTTCGGTGCGGTGCTTCACTCGTCCGTCAGCGCCAACGGCATCCCGACCTTCGGTGCGGGCACTATCACTGCGAGCGATCCTTTCACGATTACGCAAACGTGGAATAACGGCGCCGTGACGTTCAGTGGGCTGTTGGTGAATGTCGTTCCTACCGCGCAAGCGGGCGGCAACATCATCGACATTCAGAAAAACGGAACGTCGGTTATCGCAGCCAACTTTCTCGGCGGGCTGACCCTCGGCGCGAGTGGGCAAGCGAACAGTATTGCCGGGAACAACACCTTCTCCGGCCGTATCGACGGGCAAAGCGATTTGCGCATTGCCGGCAACATTCAGTTCTCAAGCACCAGCCCACTTGGATTCACTAGCGGCGCCTACAACGGGACGTTGGATACCATACTTGACCGCGATGCAGCAGGAGTGTTTCGATTTTCTGGGGCTACTGCAGGGACGACTAAAGGGGCGTACAAAGTCATCGCTGACGCGAACGGCTCCTACGTTTCGCGGAACTCCGCGTCCGAGTTACTCACCCTTGCAACTGGTGCGACGACGACTAACACGGCCGGTAACCTTGCCGCAGCGTCTGGAATTATCGATTCGATTCTGGTTCGTGTCACGACGACAATCACGACTGCTGCGAACTTCACGGTGAAGGTTACCGGTGGCAACGCGTTCTGCCAGATCGGCACGGCCGTGACGAGTAATGCCACGCTGACGGCAGGGACCACTTACGTGCTGGTTCCGTGCGCCCACGCGGATCAATATGTGGCGAGCGCCACGACGCTGACCGTCACGACCAACGTCAACCCCGGCGCAGGTGCGCTGCGCTTGACGACGGTCTATCGCACACTCAACGCGCCGACGAGCTGAACACCATGAAACGAACTCTCGCACTCCTTCTTCTCTTTGCATCGGTGTGCGCCGCAGGCGCGGACTCGGTCAGCGTTGTGTTGCCTACCACTTGCACGACAGGCGATACGACCTACCTGCAGGGAAGCTCTCGACCCGGGGAGTATTTCTGTTCGGCGACAAACACGTGGACACGGCTCGCATCGTCAGCGGGATATTCAGGTGTGGCCGGCAAGGCTCTGACCGTGAACAACTCGCTGACGCTCGCAGGCACTGACGGCACGACGATGACTTTCCCGTCGACCTCGGCGACTATCGCGCGCACGGATGCTGCCAACTCCTTCACAGGGCATCAGACGGTTGAGGGTGTGACGAGTACGGGCGCTACAGGTACCGGCAAGTTTGTTTTCGACACCTCGCCTTTGTTCACGACCGATGCAAGCAGCCCGAAGTGGCGCGGCACGACCGCAAAGGTTCTTGTGCAGGGTACCGGAACTGGTGCCACCCAGCTGGCGGCGACACAGACGACGGCCCCGACGTGTACTGCAAGTTGCGGTACCTCCTCAAGTGTTGCCGGCACAGATACCGCCGGCATCGTCACCATGGGGGGCACGGGGGCGCCGGCAAGCGGCTGGGTCGTTACGTTCAACGGAACTTGGGCCAGCGCGCCGGCATGCGTGGTGCAGTCGGCGCTTTCCACCATGGTCGTCGGCAAGATGCCGATCGCAGTCGTCACCACCACGACAACCATGACGGTGACGACGAACGGCACCGCCCCTTCAACCAGTGACAAGTATCAATTCATCTGCGTGGGTACACAGTAAAGGAGACCGGCACTATGAAAAAGTTTCTCGCCTCGCTGCTTCTTCTCGCAGCTGGGGCTGCCATGGGCAATACCGTGCAGGCTGCCAGCGCGTCGGACTGCATCACGAGTGCTTTCGGCGTCGAACTCAATCCGATCGGTGCCGTGCCCGCTTGCATCGGTGGCTTCGCGTTTGCCGGCTACTGCGAGACGCTGCCCGAGCCTGACAAGACGCAGTGCCTGCACACGCTTTCGTCGGTGAAGTGGGGCGCGACGGCGAGCAACCTGCTGGTGCTTGCTGGTGCGGCCGCAGCGGCTCCGGTTGTCGGCCTTGTCGCAGCCGCGGCCGTATGGCAGTCGGGTGCCGAGAAACGCGAGTTCGCTCGCCTGTGCCGTGTGCACGAAGAACTCGCCGGCCACCCGATGCATTGCAACTACACGCCCACCCACGGAGACTGAACGTGAAGATCGATATCGATGCCCTCATGCGAGCGGGCCTGCCTTACAAGCAGGCCCGCTCGCAAATCGCATCGGGCGATCTTTTATTCCTGCACCACGATTTCGTGGCAACGTGGTACGGCATCCAGATCGAGGCTGTGCAGCGCTTCACGGGGCCGTTCGCACATGTGGCGGTGTTCGACTGGATCGCCATCGGCGGGGAGCCTCGGCTGGTTGTCTACGAGTCCGTCGTGCCGCACGAGCGGTGCGTGCTCGTGTCTGCCACGGCCGAGAATGGATTCTTCTGGGTACCGCTGGCCCGGCCGATGTCCAAGGCCGAACGCGAGAGCTGGTGGCGCGAGCTGGGTACATCGCCTTTTCTTTACAGCAAGGAAGGCGCAGTGGCAGCAGGTGCCAACATGCTGCCGCCTGATGAAGACGAGCACCCCCGCCGCTGGTGCGCCAAGGCGGTTGCACTGCGCAGGCGGCAAAGCGGCATCGAGCTTGCCGCGCCGCGTCATGCAGATGATCCCGGCCGGTATGTGCCGACCGACATGGCCTTGGCGGCGCTGGCCACCGCCCCAATTCATTACGTCTCGATGGAGGAGGGTGATGGTTCCTGAAACTGGCATCGCGGCTGCAGTCGCCGCGGCTCTTTCGACGGCGTCGCTGGCGCTGTTCGGTGTCGACTACTACAGCCTGCTGTACGCCCTCGTGGGCGCGCTGCTGGCCCTGCCACATGCCGAGCAGATGGGGCGAACGCGCGCGATCGTCTACGTCATGCTCTCGGTGCTTGCGGGCGCTGCGATCGGCAATTGCGCGGTTCTCTACCTGCACTTGACGTCGCGGCCGATGCTGATCCTCGCGTGCCTCGGTGGTGGGCTGCTCGCGCAGGCACTCGCCGCGTTCATACTCAAGAACGCCGGGGCGATTCTGGAAGCGTTCATCTCACGCTGGCGTGGGAAGCAAACATGACCTTTATCTTCACGTTGGCCTTCCTCCTTGTGTGCCTGTTCGTCGTCGGCGCGAGCATCTGCCGACTCGACATGCTGCATGCCAACACGCACCGGCAGGTCGTGATACTGGCGTACACGTTCTCCGCGACCTTCGCGTTCGGTGTGGCGCTGGACGTGCTTCACGGCCGCGAAGTGACGCTGCACCACGCGCTTGGCGTAATCGCGATGGCCCTGCTTATCCAGTCCACGCGGCGGCGCTGGTCAGCCAAACCCCCCGACAGCTCACGCAAGGACTTCGCACCATGATCACCGAACGCGACTGGGACCGTATTCTATGCGCGATGGGTGTGCAGGCAACGACGGCCGTCGCGTGGGCTTCAGCCTTCGAGGATGAAGTACAGCCCGAGCGCTTCTCCGCCGGCATGGACGATATCAAGTCGTGGCTGCCGCAAATCCTGTGGGAGTGCTCGATGCTCGAATGCCTGCAGGAAAACCTGAACTACTCCGCTGATCGCATCGTTGCCGTGTGGCCGATGCGCTTTCCACGCGTGGATGACGCCGTGCCCTATGCACACAACCCACGCGCACTGGCCAACAAGGTGTACGGTGGGCGCATGGGCAACACGCAGCCCGAGGACGGCTGGGACTTCGCCGGCAAGTGCCCGATCATGATCACGGGGCGCGCGGCCTACGACCACGTCGGAGACCTCATTGGGCAAGACCTCACTGTCTTGCCCCAGTTGATCTTGCAGCCGCATTACGGCCTCGATGCTGCGATCGGCTGGTGGGAAGGAACCATCCCCGACACTATGCTCGGCGACCAAGTCAAGCTGCGGCGCAAAGTCAATGGCGGCACGCTGGGCATGGAGCACATCACCCAACTCGCGCAGCGCGCGCAGGAGGCACTCGCATGACCATCGTCAATGTCGACCACCTAAGTCTCGATGTACGCAACGCCTACGAGGCGCACGACTACACCGCTCACACCAAGGCACTCAAGCGGTTGGCCGATGTCGCGCGGCTGGCGCAGCAGGAGCCCACCAAGGAAGGCCACCTCGCACGCAGCCACGACGGCGACATCATTCTGGTGCAAGAGGGCAAACCCAACCAGATCATCGCAGCGTGTTTTTCGCCGCTGTGGTCAGCCATCGTGCGTCTGATGGTGCAAGCAAAGGAACGCTCGTGAACCTGATCCCCACCGCCTTGACCGCGTGGCGTGACGAACGCTCTGTCGAAGAAGCACTCGCACACCACGACCGCACCGCGCTCGCCGCCGCGATCACGGCCATTGCTGCAGTAGCAGTGAAAGCTCTGGGAGGAACGAAATATGCCTCGCTCGTGGTCTTTCTCGATCCTGACACGCTGTCTGCTTTTGGCTTTCTTGTTGCCGGCGGCGTGGCCGGGTTTGGCCATTGGGCAGCCCGTGGGGCCCTTACCCAAGCCGCCGCAGCCACGCCCGCTGCTGCCGCCGCTGCCGACCCCGCTGCAGGCGCAGTGGCAGCACCTCAAAGCCAGCCAGCAACGGTCTGGGTGCGGCCTGAGCCCGCACCTCTCAGTCGTCAGGACAGCGATACGTTGCGAGGAGGCGCATGATCTCGGGCAACCGCCGCGCGTAGAGTGCCTGTCGATCGGCATCACTTACGCTTGCAAGTAAGCGCCAAAAATTAGTTGCGCAACAGCTGAGCTACGTAAATAATCCAGACTCCCTAACCAAGGAAGCCACCCATGACCATCTCCGCCGAAAAACTCTCCGCCCAGCTCGCCGCCATGGCCCCTGCCGCTCAGGCCGCAGTGGGCGTGGCCAAGATGCTGCCCGACATGATCCAAGCCGCTGAAGCAGCCATCGGTCCCGGCAACGGCACCGTCAAACTCGATCTCGTGAAAACGTGGGTCTCCAACACGCTGGCCAAGGCGCAGATGGACATCCCCCTCATTGAAGCCGTGTGGGCCAAGCTGGAGCCGCTGGTCTCCGTGCTCGTGACGATCTTCACCAAGAGCCCGGCGATCGCGTCGCTGCTCGCCCTGACCGTGAAGGCGCCGGCCGCGGCTGTCACAACTCAGCCTTGACGGATCGGTGAACTCAGCCTAGAGTGAACTTGTCTCCTCCGGGTGCTTTTGACAGCGAGCATCCGTCCTCAGCCCCCAGCGAAGTAGAGAGCGCTGGGGGTTTTCTTTTTCAGAACGGGATCAGCGCATCGTCATCGCGCGGGTACAGCACCGGGATCATGCAGCCTTCGACCATGCTATAGCCGCGGCGCTCGCCTAAGTTGTGGACCCTCGTCTGCACTTCCAGATGCATCGGGTTGATGCACAGCCTCTCGTAGCAGGTGTGGCCACCCTCGTCGAAGGGAAACACGATGTTGTGGAACTCTTCGAGCATCGCCCTGTGCGCACTGATCGTCTTGGGCTTGGTGCTGCGCCCTCCACCCGGCACGCGTACGCACAGGCAGCCGTAGCGCCCGCGCCGCGGGCCTGTCCACACCCAGCAGCTATTCGGGTTATCTTCTTCGGCCAGCACGGTGTTGGCCACAAGGCGTTCGTACAGCGTGGTGTACTTGCGGCTCATTTTTTGGTGGCAGCCTTTTCGAGCAGTTCCACTACGTGCTTCATCACGGCTTCCAGCAGGCGCACGCGCTCGCGCAGCTCACGGTTCTCGTCCGCGGCCTGCCGGGCGAACCGCTCCAGCGTGGCACGCTGCCACAGGGAAAAATCAGCGGGGGGCACGGCGCCGGCCTTTCCTGCGTTCCTCGGCTGCGTCGAGCACCTCGCTGCGATGGCCTGTGATCTTCTCGTACAGATCGCCTTCCGTTTCGGCGGTGATGGCAACCCCATAGGTCTTGTACTCGTAGCCGGGCGGGAGCAGTTTGTTCACGAGGTGCTTTCGGGTAGCGCGCTCGAACGCCAGCTCCATAGCGGTCTTTTCTTGGCTCAAGGTTTCGCTCCATTGTTCGGTGGCGGCATCTGCAGGCCACCAAGTCGGCTTGCATCGACCTTCCAGCAGCGCGTCTGCCCGCTGGCGTACACGGTGTCAGCGCCCAGCACCTTCTGCGCATTGCGAATGAGCACAACGCCTTCTCGCTCCAGCGCCGCCTCGAAGGGCTTGAACGCCACGCGGTTGTCGGCGCAGTATTTCATGATCGCGGCGCGTGCGACGAACAGCACGTTGTGGTCCATCTCGTTGCGCACGAGCAGTTCGTCCATCGGCTTGTGGATCACGTTGTCAAGGTTCGACGCTGCCTTGGCCGACAGGATCAGCGTGCTGCGCAGCGCCCCGTTCAGGAACGCGGTGAGCTGCTCCAGCGGCGTGCTGCTGGACTCCTTGATGGTCGTGCGCTGCTGCGACAGGTGATCGATCATCCACTGCAGATCGGCCTGCACAGGAAAGTCGATCAGCCCCATCGTCGTGGCCAGCTGCGCGCCCGTGTAGGCCGCAGCCACCGTGGCTGACCAGTAGCGCTCAGCGCTCGCGTTGTTCGATCCCAGCATGCGATCGACCATGGCCACGTTCTTGATGTAGCCGGTGCGCACACGATCGTAGTTCGGCACCAGCACTCGCATCATCGCTGGGCCTGCATGACCGTAGTTCGCGTTCATCTCGCGCAGGAACTCGTCGGCCTTGATCTTGGCTTCCACGCCCATGTCGATCGCGCTGAACTCCACGCCCACCATGCGCATCAGGTGCGGGTTCACGTCGCGCCCGCTTGACAGGATGCGCGAGATGTCGTCGGTGTTGGCGGTGGCCAGCACGATGGTCTCCCACACGTCGGCGTGCTCGGACTGGCGCGAGTCGCTGGTCATGCGCCGCTTGCCCTGCCCCTGCGAGATATTTAACAGGAAGCGGCGCAGCTCGTCGGGGTCGCGCTCGGTGATGTCGTCCCACATGAAGGGCAGCGAGTGCGTGGTGCCGATGGCAGAGTACAGCGCGTTGACCGTGGAGCCATCCTTGTTGCCGTTCATGATGAGCGCCTCGGGGTGTCCCCAGATCGAACCGCAGGCTTTAAGACAGGTAGTTTTCCCACGTCCGGATTGGCCGCTGGCTGTCATGAGGACGCCTTTATTGCCCGTATCGTTCATGTGGAAAATGGGGGCACCTAACGCCGCGTAAAGGAAGAAACGATGTCCTTCGTAGCCGGGCCGGTTGTAAAACTGCATCGCGTTCTTCCAGCCTTCGATGGTGCCGGCGCTGCGCAGCCCGTTGCGCGTGGTGTTGCGGATCGACGCTGCAGCAACGTGCGGCTGGATAGAGCCGTCGCGGCGCAGCACCCGGTCGCCCAGCACGAAGGTGCGGTGCTCGTCGTGCCAGCCAAGGCGCTCGTAAAGTTTTTCACGCCCCGCCTCGTCGGCAAGTTTCTGCAAATACGCTGACATGTAGTGCTGGGTGGCTTTCGGTTGGTCGCCGCTCAAGATGACCCCCTTTGAGAACAGGTGCTTGGACAGGGCGCGGGTGTCGGACAGCAGGCCCAGCGGCACGTCGATGTCGCGCGCCTCGCGCCCTTGCCCCTTGTGAATCGGCAGGTGTACGCGCCACTGGCTGCGCTCGTCGATGTTGACCTCGCCGGACTGCGCGCGCAGCGCCAGTGGGTACAGATCGTAGGGGCAGATCGTGATGTATTCGAGGTTGCCGTCTTCATCTTCGGTCTCCATCACGATCGCATTGTCCGACTTGCGGCGCGAGTAGCCCTTGGGTGGATCGGGCAGCTGCAGCACGACCGGCGGGCCAGCGTCGGTAGCCACGGTGATCTTGGGGGCGGCTGCCTCGATGACCGTGCGCCCCAGCTGCGCGGGCGAGGTGATCTTGGTGAAGTGCGGGCATGCCTCGCACACCTTGGGGTTGAGCTGGTGGAAGTGCTCACAGGTGGTAGGCCCTGTGCGCCAGTTGTTCATCTTGACCAGCGTGGCCGCATCGCTGAACTCCGGGTGGCCATCGCTCACGCAGCGATACGAGGGCTCCAGTGGTTCGCTGAACTTGGCGAGGCCCAGCGCCGCTCTCCACAGCTGCTCACCCGTTGTGGCCCCGCGGTTGGCCGCCTGCAGCTGCATCTGGGGGCAGGCGAAGATGATGCGATCAAGGTGCAGCGGATCGTTGCTCGCGCCGAGGTTGCCCGCATCGAAGGGATCGGCAGGCTTGCCTTGAATCGCCGGCAGTGCGGCCGCAGCGCGCGCAGGCCCGGGTACCGACACACCATGCTGGTCGACGAACGCCTGCAGGCGCTGCTCGAAGTCCGCGAAGCCAATGGGCGTGGCCGGTGCCAGCAGCCGCACGTAGGCGCCGCGCCGGAAGTTGTAGCCCCCCAGCACGCGCAGCACACGAGCTTGGTCCGATGTAAGCGAGCGATCCGCACGAAACTTCTCGGACAGGCAGATCGACTTGAAGATGTCAGCAACACGTCGCCATGTCGCTGTTGCCACCTCGTGGGCAAGGGGCCAGTAGACGTGGATGCCACCGCCCGAGTCCACGATCATGGGGCGCGGCAGGCCGACTTTCTGCACGAACGCACGCAGCTCGACGAGCGCCTGTTCCTTGCTGTCGAACTTGTTCTCGTCGTTCGCATCGACGTCGAGGTCAAGGAAGAACGACTTGATGGACAGCGCGTTGGCTTGGGTGCGCTGCACCCACTTGCCCACGACGTTGCCACTTTCGGGATCGCGCCAGTTCGCGTCCCACACGCGCTCGTGCTCGTAGGTGGAAACCGCGAAGTACGCGTTGCGGCCCGCGAAGGTCAGCGCATTGACGTGCGCAACCGCAGACTCGATCGACCTGTGGCTGGTGTTGGACCAGCCACGGCCCAGCGGCGTAGCAGTGAAGATGTACCCTGTGGAGGGCAGCAGAAGTTCGAGAAACTCACGCGCGTTCAATTCCCACCCCCGTCCGGCAGTTCCCGAGGACCAGCATGGTGTGCTGGCCGGTTACGCGGTACGGGAGACGAGCGGGCGGTGTTTGTTCACCAGACCGATTGTCGCCTTGATACGCTCCTTGGTGGTGCCGCTCAGGGGCAGATCGCGCGCACGCTTGGCCTTGCGCAGCACAGTGAGCAGGCGCTTGATCTTGAGGATTTTGTCAGCGTCGCGTGGCTTGGACGAGCCATACATCCAGCGATAGATCGTCGGCTCGGACACCGACAGCATCGCAGCGACCGCCTCCACAGGCACGTTGCCGTCGATGATCAGGCCCGCCATGATCGGGCCCAGTGCTTCCGGGTCGGCCGCATGCGCCTTGGCGATATCTTCCATGCGGCTCGAAGTGATGATGCGTCCCATGACGGGCTCCGTTTTCGTTGTTGGGGGTGGGGTGCTACCGAATTGGTAGCACCCGATTACATCGCTCGCAGTTTACGTCGCAGCGTCGTCGTCCCAGCCAGCGAGCAAGTCCTGCAGGCCCTGCGGCGTGTCGCTGACCACGGTGGCCGCCGGAGGCGCGGTGTTCGTGGCAGCGGGCGCAGGTGCGGCCTTGGCGCTCGCAGCGGCGGCGAACGGGTCCACGGCCGGGGCTTCAGCAGCAGGTGCAGCAGCTGCGGCTTTCTTCGGCGGCTTGGGCGTGCTCGGTTTCGCGGGCGGTTGCGGCGCGGCCGGCGCCATCACCATCATGCCCTCGGCGATCAGCGTCTCGTCGTCCCAGCCCTCGGCGATCAGCTGGTCGTAGGTGAACTGGCCGGCCTTCTCCGTCATGGTCTTGACCAGCGGCGCGGGCGCGGGCGTTGCGGCAGGTTTCTTCGGCGGCTTCGGGGCAGCGGCAACAGGCGCCTGCGTCGGGGCGGGCGTTGCAACCGGAGCCGGTGCAGCGGCTTTCTGCACGGCGGCAGCGGCCATGGAGGCAGCAGCTTCCGCGTTCACTGCGGGGGCCGCGGCTGTGGGCTGGCCCGCCAAGCCATCGCGATCGGCACTGCCGGTCAGGATGTCAGCGACTTCCTTCTCGCGTTCGGCCAGCAGCGACTTCACGGCCGTTGCTTCTTCGGGATTGAGCCAGCGGCTGGCGGAGAACAGCAGCTTGGGATACGCCATGCGCGAGTCGAACTTCACACGCGTCTCCACCGTGGCCGTGTGCTTGGCACCACGGGCGCGCAACATGTCGAGGTACTGGTCCCACGCGTACCAGCCCTTGGCTTCGTTCTCGCCGTTGTCCTTGTCCCACACGCTGGTCTGCGCAAGGCGCAGCAGCATGGGCACATGCGAGCCGATGTTGGCCGAGGGTACGATGGCCACGCGCTTGAATGGTGCGCACAGCGTGGTCTGTTTGCCGCTTTCGGTGATCTTGCTGCCCTTGACGGCGTTGGGGCACGAGGCGCAGGTGGCAGCGCACGGCTCCTTCACGGAAGCGTCCGGGGCCACGCCATCGCTGGAGTAGCAGCGCGGCGCCGAGTTCTTGCCTTCCTCGAACGCGCCTTCGTAGAACGCGCGGCTGCGAGCCTTGTTGTGATCGAGAATGACAACGCTCACGACCGGCACGGGCTCGGTGTCGCCCGGGTTGTCAGCGCTGGGGCGCGTGAGCACGGTTTCCTCGCCATCGACCACGCGGCGCCACACCTTGCCACGGTACGACAGCTGGTTGATCGAGAAGCGCGGCGTGATGTTGGCCGATTCGCCGAACAGCGCCACGAGGTGGTCGGGAACCACAGCGACGCCCGTCGTCTGGGTGGAGTCGAAAGGGATAATGGCGTTGGAAGACATTGTTACCTCGTTGATGAGAAGGGGATGGTACAGCGAAAAACTACAAATGCAACTGGAGTTTTTTATTGATCTCGCGCAGATGCAGCGCTTGGTTGACCGCGTCGGCCGTGGGGTGGTGGAACGTACCCTTGCGTACCATCTCGATCCCCTGCGCGTCGGGTAAGCATTTGATGGTACGGTAGCAACGCTCGTCGCGGAAAGACCACGGCGGCTCTTTGCTGCACGCTTTATAGGCAGCTTCGAGGATGCCCAGATCGAAGCGCGCCGAGTTGCCCCACAGCTGCAGCGGGCGTGACTGCAACCAGTCCGTGAAGTTGTCCAGCGCGGTGGGCAGCGGCACACGGCCTTCGCTGCCGAACGCCGCGGCGCGAGCCTCGGGCATGATCGAAGGATCGTTCATCCACCACTCGATGGTGGCCGCGTCGGGGCGCAGCCCGAAGTCGAGACAGGACTGCAGGTTGATCGGCTGGAAGAACAGGTCGACGATCTCATCGTCGGTGTCCAGTCGCATCGCGCAAGCACCGATTGACAGGATCGGGACAAAGGGCTTGGTGCCCAGCGTTTCGAGGTCGACCATCGCGTGGTTGTAATTGTCGGTGGTCTGCGCGGGGGCGCTGGGTGAGATCAGGGCTTCGGTCATCGCGGTCCTTTCCACCTTCCGGTGTGCATGTTGTAGTGGCGCAGCTCGTTTTTCAGCTGCTTGAGGGTGTAGTCGCCAACTTTGCGCAAATGGCCGACAAGTAGTCGGGCTATCGAGTTCGCCTGCGCATCGATAGCACTGTTCAAGGCTCTCGCCTCGCCCAGTGCCCGCTCGATTTCGTCGAAGGGGTTCTGCATTCAATCCTCCGCGATCTGTTCGCCGGCCTTGCGCACGCGCATGACTCGCTCGCGGAAGATGTTCAGCCCCGGGGGGTTGACCTTCGTCTCTTTGATGTACGCATCCACGCGCTTGCTGGACACGCGCCGCTCGAAGAACGACAGGTCTTGCGCCTGCAGCACGAACGCATCGAACACCGCGTCGTCGGCCACGCTGATCTTCTTGGTCTCGGCGGTGTAGGACGTGCCCAGACCGGTAATGGTGAAGCCAGTGACCTTGGCCTTGTCGGCGTCAGCGAGCATGTGGTTCTCGATGGTGGACATGCACTCCTTGTACTGATCGTCCACCGCGTCCATGTGCTTCTTGCAAACGGACTTGGCTTTGCGCAGCCGCAGGTACAGCTCCATCTTCTTGTCGATCGACAGCTCGGGAATCTTGGCGAGGAAGGCTTTGAGCTGCTCGGGCTCCATCAGTCTGATATCCATGGGGACTCCTTGGGGGTATGTAAGTATTCTGCTCGCAATGGGTGATAGTGTCAAGTGCAACTAATCAAACCGGATACGAAATCCTGCATTCACTGAGATACGCAGGATTTCGCCGTCTTGTATCGGCTGTGCCCACGTGATCGTCCCGAGAAGCGTGTCTCCGCTATAGAGCGATGCCACTTGCTTCTTGGTATCTATGTCGACACGATCCGCCCAGAGCAAGCCATCGGGGCTATGCAAAATCGCGTGATTCACGGCGGGGCTACTGACGTCGACCACGACAGGATTGTTCATCCCATCACCTCTTTCCTGAACAGCTCCAGCATGTTCATCTGGCCTTGCTGGCGGCCTTCGACCATCGCGTAGATGCCTTGCTCCAGCGGGTTGGCCACGATGCGCCCCACCGTCATGTGCATGGTCTGCCCCGGGCGATTGATGCGGTCCATCACCTGCCCGCTCTGGTCGTTCGAGTAGATCGGCGCGTAGAACACCAGCATGTCGGCCTGCGTCATGTTCAGGCCATGCGCCATCACCTGCGGGTGACACACCAGTTCCGTGAGGTCCGGATCGTCGCGGAAGTCTTGGAAGATGCGGTTGCGCTCGGTCAGCGACACGTCGCCATTCACCAGCTTCACGCGCCGGCCGTCGCCCTTGGACTGATGCCACGCGTTCAGCTCGTCTTCCAGCACGCGGGCGATGCCCTTGAAGGGCACGATCACCAGCACCTTGGCCGCGGCCTGCTCGATGTACTCCTGCAGAATTTTCAGGCGCTTGCCGTGCGGCAGCACGACGTAGTTGCCGTCTGCGCCCTTGATCGCACCGCACAGGATTTGCCGCAGCTTGGCGATCTTGTCGGCGGCATTCACAGCGGTGACGGGTGATGCCCCGTTAGTCACTTCGGCCACGAGGTGCAGCTTCATCTGCTCGTAGGCGCGCAGCTGCTCGGGCTCCAGCTCACACTTGCGCGTGGTGTATGTCACGGGCGGCAGCGTCAGGCAGTCCGACTTCTTGAAACGGATCGCTGGCTGCAGGGCTGCGAACGCCGTCTCGTGGCTTCCCGGGCGCGGCACCCACTTGTAGGTGGACACCTGCGACATCGTCTTGCGCTTGAACGCGGTGAAGTGCGCGGGTACCAGCGACTTGTTGACAAGACGCGCAAGGGCCCACACGTCGGTAGGAGCGTTCGGTGCCGGCGCGCCTGTGAGCAGCCACAGCTTTTTCTCGCGCACCACGCGTTCGAGGATTTCGTACTGCTCGGTCTGCGCGTTGCGGTACACCGAGGCTTCATCCACGATCACGAGGTCGATGTCCTTGCGGCGGATGATCTCGTTGCCGATGATCTTCAGCCCGGCGTGGTTGATGATGTAGAAGTCCACATCGCGCGCGAGCATCTCGCGGCGCTTCTCGGCATCGGCGTGCAGTACCAGCGCGTTGCGGTGCATGCACACGTCGAAGATTTCATTGAGCCACACAGATTCCAGCGTGGACAGCGTCGCGCAGATCAGCACCTTCTTGACGTGGCCGATCCGCATCAGGTAGTCCGCAGCCCATAACGCACTGGCCGTTTTGGATGTGCCCATCTCGTTGAGCACGAAGCACTTGTTGTGCAGCGTGAGGAACTCCGCCGTCGTGTACTGGTGATCGAACACCGCCGTGAAGCGCGCTGGCCGCGGCCAGTCGTAGTAGTAGCGAATCGGGCTGGGCGCGCGAATGCCCATGTTGCGCAGCACACGCGTGACGGGGATCGTGTGCGGCAGTGCCAGCAGCTCCTCGCCTCCATGATGAACCACGCGGTGGTGCGCCGGAAATATACCCTTGAGCGTGGCCACCTTGTCGGGGCGCACGTGAACGACCAGTGACTTGCTGGGGGTGTGGACTAGCACGTCGCAGGCACCTCGACGATTGCAGGGCGCGGCACCTCAAACACACGTACACCCGCATCTCTTGCCCGCGCCACCATGTCGATCGTGCCGTTGCCCCCGACGAACGCGACGACAACATCAGGCTTCTTGGTGAGCATGAACGCGTTGCGCGTCGGGCCTGCGGCTTTGCCAAGGCTGTCCCACTCCTCTTTGGAAATCGGGTAGACCTCCTTGATCGTGTGCGTGCGATCGGCCCATGCGTCAGCCATGGCATCGACGCCCGTCGCTCCGCCGTGAATGATGGTCACCTCACGATCGCCGCAGGCGCTGATGGCGTTGAGCGTGCGCACGACTTGCACATGCACAGCCCCGGCATCGATGCCCAGACGCTGCAGTGTCTTGGTGCGGCCGCCAGTTACCAGCACCCGCATAGGCTTGAGTTTTTTCATGGGTGGCTTTCGTTATTTCGGTTGCTGGTCGGGCGTTGTCACGCCACAGGCGATTGACCAGCTCGCGTATTCGGCCTCGGCGTCCTTCGCTTCCCGGCCCTTCTCGATCCACCAATCGAGCGTGAGGTTCAGCATGTCGCGGCCCATGCGTAGGCCTGTCGTGCTGATTGACCGGGGCCAGGAGGCGCGGAAGTGACCGCCGCCAGGAATCTGGACCGAAAACTCGGCGATCTCTTTGAAGTCGGGCATCGCTGTTACTCCTTCTCGGAAGACGTTTTGCCCGCACCCGGCACGCCATTGGGGGTGGCCGGTTCGGATTCGTTAATCGGGCTGGAAGCCGCGCCAGTGCTGAGTTTTGGGGTGGCCGGGAATGCTTGCGCGCCAGCGGTGGCTCTTCGGCATTGCTCGCCGTAGCGCCGCATCTCGTCGTCGTCGTAGACCTTCGGCGGCGAGCCGCAGTCGCAGGGTCCGGGACTCGGACCGAATACGGCGCAGGATGTGCGGTGTCGACGCACTCGGGGCAGCGGAAGCTGTGGAAGTTGTTCAGCCATTGCCGTTCTCCCACGCCTTGCAGCAGGCGAGCGCGAAGCCGATCACGGCGAGGGCGACGAATATCCAGCCCCACCACGGAAAGTCAGCCATTACCGTTCTCCTGCACGCCAACAGTGGGCGGCTTTGGAAACGTCGCAGCGGCGAACCGTGCTTCGCGCTGCATCCACTTCGGCCAGCGTTTGATTTCCTTGCGCGCACGGTCGAACTGCGCTAGGAAGCTGCGGACCTCTTGCTTAGTCATGGGCATTGCCGTTCTCCTGCACGCCAGCAATACGTGCGCCGTCAGGCCGGTGCGTGGTGTTGACCTCGGCGGGCTGGTTGCGAACGTTCCACGACTCAGCGGCGACGGCGTAGGGCAGGAAGGCATAGACCTCCGGCCCTCGCGCACCGCAGGCGCCGCAAATGACTTGCTGGTGGCGGCCAGCAACGCACGACGAAAGGCTGTGCTTCGTGCCGCAGAACGGGCAATGTTCAAGCTGCATCGCTTCCTCCCACGCCATCAATGTCCTGCTCGATGAACTGGCGAATCAGCGGCGCGGCGAAGTGGTTGAACGGCTCGTCGCCGCGTGCCGACGCCTCCAGTTCATCCAGCGCCTCAAGCGCCTGCATTGCCGTGATGCTCGACGCTTCAACCGAAGCCACGCCAGCAATGGCTGCGTCGAGTGCTTCGCGGAAGGTCTTGCCTTGCCCGCGTGCGCCGTCCATGCCGCTGACCCAGTAGTTGCCGTCGCCGGGAGCGTCCGCGATCACGCCGTAGCCGAACTCGTCGCCGCCTTGCTGTGCGATCCAGTCGAGTCGCGCGGTGTCGTCAATGGCCCGCACGCCACGAGTACCTGCTGAGCCGAGCCCGTAGCGCGTCTTGAGCACTTCGCGCAAGCGGCTTACTTCCCACGGCCCGGTTTTCGATGGCGGCCAGCACACGTCGAGCGGATGCTTACCCTCCGCCTGCTGGCGAAGGTTCGTCAGCACCAACTCGATGCCGGGATGCGTGAGCGCGAGCCATCGGTCGTGGTCGCGCCATGCGCGCTTCCAGCGTTGCAGCTCGTCCTCGGTCTCGGCAAGCCGATCCTTCAGCCGCAGGCGCTCGCCCCACAGCAGCACGCCTATGCCGCCCGCGAACATCGCGCCGATGAAAAGCGCCAGTTGTGCGTTGTTGCTCATTCGGACCCTCCGAGGGTGTAGGGCAGCTTGCCGCCGTGCTTGAGGTGATCCTCGATAAGCGCGCCTGCTGTGGTCATTGTGTCCGGCGTGGCTTCCTCGCCGTCATCGACGTTCGCAGTCGTCACGCGCATGTCGAGCGAGACTTCGCTCACCGACTCGCCGCAACCATCGCCGCATTCGTCCTTGACGTGGGCGGCGGCTTCCTCGCCGGTCATGGCCGCGATGTACATGCAATCGTCCACATGGAATAGCTTGTAGTTGGGCATCACGAGCCTCCTTCGTTACGTTGGGGATCAGCAGTCGGTGAGACGGATGGCACGCCACGAGTACCTGATGAGTCGGGCAGCAATCCGGCTACAACCATCAACGGGTCACGCCTTTGCTTCCATCCGAACGGGTCAGATTGCTCAAGCGCCAGAATTGCGATGGCCCGCGCGTCAGGCGCGCCAAGTGCGATCTTTTCCATCGCGCTGCTCAGGATGCAAAGCTGCGTAGCGCGACGCGAGAACATCGGATACCACTTCTTCATGAACTCGGTGAAGTAGCGGGCGCTAGCGTTACCGGCCATTGCCGTTCTCCTGCACGCCACGAGTACCTGCTGAGCCAGCCTTGCGCGCTTCGTTCTTTTCCTTCCAGAAGTGTTTACAGTCTTCTGAATGGCCTACGTCGGCGTACATGCCATAGCAGCAGTAGTGCTTCGTGCCGTTGCGCATCGCATAGCCCTGTCGTGCCTCTTGCTCGGTGAACTTAATTTCAGCCATTGCCGTTCTCCTGCACGCCAGCAATGCGTTCCGCTTCCTCGCGCTCATATTCATCGACAAGGACAGTGAGGCCATGCATCAGGTCTGCTACTTCCTGTTCGGTTGGCTCGGCGATGTCGGGATTGCCGCCGCCTTCGAGCCACAGCTTTCGCAACAGCGCCTGCACTTCGGGAACCGTGCCAGCACCGCCGCAACGCGCACACACGCCATCAATGTGTGGATGAGTCATGGTGATTCCATCGGGAAAAACATGGCGTCATGGTCACGAAGTTGTCGTCCCTTGTCCACGAACCACAAGAAGCCGAACAGGCGCACCACGCGCTGATAAACGCCGGGGCGTACTCGGCGGAAGCGGAAGTGTTCGCACCCCTCGCCGTAGGTTCCGTAGATCATTTGCCGTTCTCCCGCACGCCACGGGGGAGTGGCGGCACCAACTCGCCGTTGCCGAGTTCGTCGGTGCTGCGCATGTAGGCGCGGTGTCCGTCTGTAGACAGAACGTAGCCGCCGCAGTTCGCGGTGCTGTCCAGCCAGCCGTGGCGAATCAGGTGGTGCTGCATCGTGTGATCGCCGATGAACTTGCCGGGATGGCGCAGCTCGTAGCGCCCGTCGTCGTGCAGTTCGATGAAAGCGCCCGCCGCCAACTCGGCGACGATTTCGCTGATGCTCGGCTCGCCGTCGATGGGGCAGGTTGCTTTGAGTTGGGGCATCACTTGCCTCCTTCGTTACGTTGGGGATCAGAGGGGGCGCGGGACGTATCCACGCCACGAGTACCTGCTGAGCCAAGGCCGAATTTCTCGGCCGCGGCCGCACTGCGCTCGCCGATTTCTTCGACCTTGCGCTGCGTCTGTTCGCATCCGGCGAGCGTCGCTTCGGTGAATGCGCCA